TAAAGATTTAAAAAGAATGATTACTAAATCTTTTGTCAAAGCTAATATACATCAACAACAAATAGAGGATAGTATGGCTAGTATTGGGCATGATATGTAATAAATAAACTAACTTTTAGAGAGTCTGCCTGAGATATATGGATTTCAAAAAGCAAAAACATTAGGGGAAATAGTAGAAATACAGACTAACCTTGAGAGTTACTTCAGAAACATATCAAAGTTTTAGGTGTAAAACACAATTATTATTAAGAATTATCTTTTTATTTGACGGGAGAAGAGAGCTGTAATTTGGTTCTCTTCTTTTTATTCTATTAGTCTACTAAGTTGGTAGAGTATATAGAGTTTATAGTTTGTTGTATAGACTGGCATATCCATTCCCCTTTCTCCTCAAACATCTAAAAATCATCAAAAATCACTAATTTTGTTAACATATATCAAATAAACTTAAAATGAAAAACTTAACACTCATATTATTAATACCTATTATATTTACAATAGGTTTAATTATTCCTTTTCTATTTATATCTTTAATTGGATGTTTATGGAATTCTTATTTAGAAATAATATCAAATCAACATTGGTTTGCTTTATACACCATGTTCTTTGGAATATGGTTTGCAGGAGCTCTCACTTTTACTTATGTTGAAGACTATATTGATTAAAAATCATTAAACTGGGGATAACAGGAATTGACAGCATTAATAAGAAAAATAATCAGCAGAGCATTGTATAATTTGGCTCTTTAATCTTAAAATACACAACTTTTTTAAATGACAATATGTCAAAATCTGCAAGAATTGCAGAAGGTGGTCGTGTTATAAACATGATCTTTAACCAAGAGTTAGTAGCAGCTTAGTAACAGAATAGCTACAATCCTATTTGCAAGTAATAGGTGGTGGAATTTGGACAAGTGAAATTCTTGTTCAACCCTTTAGATATTTAGTTGTGAAATTCATCTAAGAAGCTGTATAAATTATTTTTTGGAAGATTGTCTGGACAGGGGTTCAAATCCCCTTATCTCCACTACATATCTAACTTCATTAAAAACAACTAATTATGATAACAAGAGAAGAATTAAATAAACACTTAGAGCCTAACTATAAAGCTGTTGAAGAACTAGTTAAACAAGAAGAAAGTAAGAAAATTGATGAAATATTAGATTTAGCAGAGAAGTTACAAGAAGAATGTAAACAAACAGCAGATTTTGTATTTGAAAAAGCAAAAGATAATTCAAAAATGATTTATCAAGATGTTGTTAATGTTTTCATTTTTAAAAAGTTAGCAGAAATAATTCTAAAACAAAACCATGAAAAAAATCTATTTTAAATCAACACAAAATGCAAGAGATTTCATGTCTCTTTGCAAAAATAATAATATACAATATAATCTACCAACAGGTAAAGGATTATTAATGTGTATTGAAATACCAGATACATTTGAAAACATTAGTTTTTTATCAACTAATGGTTATAATATTGGTTAATGGAGTTCCCAATTGCTAGGATTCCAAATTTCCAAAGCTTGAGTTATTTCAGTTAAGACTAATTTAAAGGGTCATAGATTTGGCTTAAAAGAAGCTTATAACTCTTGCTGAGGAAATAAATAAAGTTATTACACTGGGTGGTTCTTCTAATTGGTTAAGAAATTAGATTTTATCTTTTGAATAGTAGTTCGACTCTGCTACCATCCTTTGTAATAATGATTAAATTATACTAAAAAATTATTATCCTAAAACACTTAAACAAGGTCTCAATAACATGGGAATAGTGAAAAATGGGAAATAACATTTCTACTATACTTAAATGTATAAATTGTTGTGAGTAAATTGAGGAATAAAAATACTCCTGCTCTAAAGTACAGCGTTTGTCTTACAACAATTGTAGAAATGTTTATTTTATTAGAAAATTAAAACTTAAACTTTATGAAAGAAAACAAGTTAACTGTAATAGGCAGTAAATCCTATCAAAAATGTGAAATAATTATGTTAGCTACTGAAAAAGCACAATTAAATGCATTGTGCTTAACAGCAAGTTCTAAATTAATTTTACTTGATGGTAAAGATTGGGAAACTGTCAACAACGTTGCTGGTTTTAGACCTCAACATCTTTACATCCTATCTTCAGAAGAGATAAAAGAAGGTGAGTGGTGTTATCACTCAGAAGTAGGTCAAGAGTGTACTATTGTAGATACAAGAAAAGAAGGAAATGATAGATATTCTAAAGGACAACATCCAGCACAAGGAATATTCAAATATAAAGAAACTACTAATACTTGGTACAAAAAATGTAAAAAAATCATAGCTACAACAGATAGTTCTTTATTAATAGATATTGTTAAAGGTGAAATTTTTGCAGTAGGTACTAAATTACCAAGACCATCAGATGATTTTCTAAAAGCTTTTGTTAAAGCACAAGGAAAAATTGATAAAGTGTTGGTTGAGTATGTAGATTGGTGTGATTATGATAATGAAATTGGATTAGATAAACCAGATTTAAGACTTAAAGTAGCACCTGATAATACAATAACTATTAAACCTATTCAAGAAGAAAAAGTTTCTTGGAATAAAGAAGAAATTATTCAATTAATTGTTAATGCAATATATTATGGTATTGATACAAATGGTAACTTATCTGATAAATGGATTGAACAAAATTTATAACAAATAAACAACTAATTATGATCTGGATAACAACAACAAAAAATTACATTACAATGCCTCAAATGTCAATAGTACATCTTGAAAATTGTATTAAACATATTACAGCTACACATAAACCAAATGATAAAATCTATGGTTATAAAGCTGAAACATGGTGTAAAGAAATGTATAAAGAGCTAAATAATAGAAAAATAGCTCAATTAGAAAATTTAAAAACTGATTTAAGTGCTATGAATAAACAATTATTAGCACAATTCAATGCTTGTAATGATGAAATTAAATTGCTTAAAGAAAATAACAACAAATGGAATAAATATCCTTTTTAATTCTAAGGTATTCTTTGTGATAATAGGTTTAATAAGCACAAATTATTGTCTCCGCATATTGCTAAATTATAAATTTAGCTATCACAGAGAATACTGAAGAAAATATAACCACTTGTCGTTTAAACAAGTATGGTTAATCCAAGACAATTCTGTTGTAAAATAATATGTTGTTCCTGATTTAGTAACACCTTTAGGTAAAACTAAAATGAGATGAAGGAAATATAGAAGGTTAGACTGAATTAAAAGAAGGGAATGTTGGAGTCAGTTCACAAAGAGTTCCTTACTTCTACAACATAAATAAATTCTCATTATTTTTACAATAGATTGTTGAGGATATTTTTAAAATTTTAAAAAATTAAAAGATGAAACTATTAAATTACATTTTAACACTATTATTAGTGTTTTTATTAGCATTAAGTTCTAAATCAAAAGATTTTAATGTATCCTACTATTATGAAGAAAAACCTAATAATGAATTAGTTAGAAAAGATACTTCTCTTTTAATTTCATTACAAGGAGCTATTATAAAAATAGGTGATGAAGTTTTTATTTCTGAAAAAAGAAAATGTTATTTTTCAATAGAAGATTACATGATTTTTGATGAATATAAAATAGACAAAACTAAAATAACTTTTAATTTAGATCCTGATGACGGAAACATATTACAAGTTGAATTTAAAGTAAATGAGAAAATTTATTATTATAGAAAATAAAAGTTGATTGAGATGTGTGTAGAGTATAGGTAATTTATTTTTATCTATACTCATTATTTATAAAATAAGTCTACATTAAATTCTCGTATATAACCTCTTTTTAAAAGACAATGTCTAAGTTTTGTGGGAGCAATCAAAACTTCTATTTTTTAACAATAAAACAAACAATCATGAAAAAAATTAAATTGACAATGCAGGAATTCTATAATGAATTCATTTCATTAGCTAAATCTGAAAATGTTCAGTATTTTTATGAAAGAAGTAAAAGTAACATGAAAGTTACAGTTAGTAAAGAATTTTGTGAAAAATTTAACTATTAAACTATGATCTATTGTATAATAGCATTTATAAGTGTATTTGCATTCTTAATGATTTTATTAGTAATAAATACAAAAAGTACAAGAAGAAGAATAGTTAAATCTTATCACATGGAAATGGAACCTATAAAGTTTAAACCACAAGAAATTAACTATGAACTGAATGAAAGTGATGTTCAACAATTAATTAATTAAACAAAAATTTTAAAAATGTCAACAAAAACAAAAGCAGTAGCTAAAACAAACACAACAACAGCAATTTCAGCTCCTAAAACAGCAAAAGATGTACCAGCAACAATTGAATTTTTAAAAGCTCAATTAACACAATTAAAAGGTAATGCAGAAGAAAAAATATCCTTAGATATTTCTTACAATGGTCAAAAGATCAAAGATGTTGATACTGTTAAAGAACTATTAGAAATTTCAGCATCTTTACATGCAAGAGAAGCAGCATATAATGCTGAAGTTGTAAGATATGGCTTAGAAAGTGCAAATATTCAACCATTTTCTCAAGAAGGTAAATCTCTTGAAGAATGGAAGAAAATTATTGCTAAAGCTATTCATGAATTAATCAATAGCAAACAAATTCAGAAAATTGAAAATGCTATTAAAGAATTATCTAAACATCTTGATGCAGAAACACAATTAGCTAATACATTAGCAAGTGTTATGGAAGGTGCTATGGAATTTGTGAAATAAATTATTTTAAATAGGGAATGGTAGAAATACCATTCCTTTTAATTTTATCATTATGTATAAAGAAACAGATAATTTAATTGGTATTAAATTTCATCCTAGTAATAGCAAGAAAGATGTATATGAAGTAATTAATTATACTACTATAAAATCATTAAATAATAAAAACGAATATAATGGTTATACTATAAGTAAAATGCTAAGATATTTTAATAATAAAGACTGGAGAATTATTTCATCACCAAATATAATTCACGAAGTATGGTAAGAAGTGATTGTAAACCAGGAATTATATATTATGCTTCTTGGAATAATGATAAATATAGATGTATTTTTAATGATAAACATGGTATAGACTCAGATAATATATATCATAAACAAAATACTAGTGAATGGTGTAATATTAGTGATAATTTATTTATAAGAGAAGCCACATCTGATGAAATTAATCAATTAAATAATTGTATTAAATTAGGAAAATATGTTGAATTATCTAAAAACACTGTTCACGAACTTTGGTAAAATGACACAAGAACAATTAAAACTATTTTATTTATTACTTGAAAAGAAGAATTCTTGGGGTAAAAATGAAATTAAAAAACTATTATTAGAAATTACTTCTAATATTATTACAAAAGAAGAAGATTATTCAAATTAAAACTAAACAATCATGAACAAACCTTATGTAAAACAATTTTACAAAGATGGAAATATTACAAATCCTATAATAGGAAAGTATGAATCCAAAGTATTTCTAGGTACTAGAAAAGTGGTTGATGAACTTCAACAAACTAAATATGTAGAAATGTTCTTTCCTAATAGACAGGAAAGAAAGAATTTGAATGCTAAACAGCATTCAGAGTTATATGCTTTAAGAGATCAATATTTAAAGCATTTGAAAAAAGAAAAACAAGGAATTAAAGATTATATATTGTCTTTAAAACAAAATACCAAATCAGTATTTGGTAATTTCTTAGCAAAATTTAATAAAGCTAAATTAGCTATTTAAAAACATGTTACAAAAAGGAAGAATCCTTCTGACTGTTTACACAGAGGAAGGCTTTCACTCAAGAGTGGAAGGAGTAGGGTTTAATAAAAAAAGACCTTACAAAAATTATGAAACAAAAGATGGAATTTGTAAAGGTAGAATACCAGATCAAAGAGAATATGTTTCTTATTCTCAATCAAAAGTGAGAACAACAATTCTACCTGAAAAAACATTAGAGTATTTTCAATCAAATGAAAGTAAACCTCATAAATATTGTAAAGAGAAAAATGAATGGGCTAGAATGAAACCTGGTCAGAAATTATTCTATAATTTACAACAATTAGCTGAAGGTAAAAGATTTGAATATTCTATCTTTGAATAATATAGGAGGGAGAGAAATCTTCCTCATTTTTAATTTTAAATAAGTATTATGAAAGAATATCATATAACATTTGTAAAGAAAAATACTAATGTAGCTACAGGTAAAAAATATGAAGCTGTAGATGCTATTGGAGCTTTAATAAAATTTAATGATGAATTTGGAGATGATGTTGTATTTTTATACATAGCATCAGAAGAAATGTTTAATTATAAGTATTGAAAATAAAGTGATTATTACGGAGCAGAGATTTATTCTTTGAAGGTGTTTCAAAATAATTTAAATGGTAAATTGGTTCACATTCAGCTTTAAATTTATAAATCTATAATAAAGGACACATTATAGAAATTGAGGGTTTGTTTTAGTTTAGTTTTATAGGTTAGTGTAGTCCAGCTAACTTTAATTTTTTAGGAATACATAAAATACATCAATAATCAACAAAATGTATTTATACATTTAAATGTTGGACTTAGGTATATAGTTAACAAAAAGAATATACTGGAAAGAGTATTCCTAAATTTGTGCCTATTATGAAGTAATTTGTAATAGGCTTTTTTTAAAATAATTATATGAAGAAGAAATTAAATTTCTAACTCCATTATATAAGTTCTTTAACATATTTAATTAAATTCAGGAAGGCAACCTTAAAATGCTGTTTAATTAAAGTTTGTGTCAGTAAAGACATTAAAATCAGGTTTCAAATGAGTTGAATTATCACCTTAAGGATGAAGTAGACAATTAGTATTTTTTAGAATTAAATAGAAATAAAATGGCAAAGAACATTAAAGAAACGTTTGCAGCACAATTAGCTGGTGGGAAAGTAATAATCACAGACATCTTGGATACAAATAATCCAGATCAAAAAAGAATTGAAGTAGCACAATTAGTAAAAGGTGATGCACCTAACTTAATTGGTATTTTACAGAAACAATCTAATGGTACTACATTAGTAGCATGGATGCCTGTATTAACTTCAATGGTTAAAGAAAAAGGTTTTAAAGTTGGTGGTGAATTGGATGGATTTTTAGCTACAGAATTAGCTGGAGCTACTACTAATATCCAAGTAGAAGAAAGTGTTAAACCTTTCACTTGGGTAGATGAAGATGATAAAGTGAGAGTAAACAGAAATGCTAAGATGAATAAATCTGGTGAAGAAGGTAAATACTTAACCAATGGTGGTAATTATATCTTCAGACAAACATCTTTAGTTACTGGAACACCTAATAATGTGAAAGTACAACATGATGATATGATTGAAGAAGCTCCTAATTATGATGTTTTAGAAGCATCATTGCAAGCAACTGCAATAGCACAATAATTAATGTTAAATTAGCGAGGATAGAGGTAAAACTCTATCCTCTTTTTATTTTTAGAAAATGTAAATAACGTAAATGAGAATTAAACTATCCGAGTGTGAGGCTAAGCCTGAGAAAATAACCGCAATAGAAAACTATTGTAAAAAGAATGATAAATTACTAGCATTGAGAGATATGAAACAGAGATTATTAGCTGTAGGATTATCAATTAAAAGTCTACAAACATCTAAATCCAAAGAAGGATTTAATCATTATAATGTAATTTATAAAGAGATACCTGTAGCAAAGACTTTAGGTGATAAATATATCACTGAAGCAAAATATATAGAATTAAAAAATAATAACTTTCTTGAGCGTAATCCAATATATGATGTATATATTTGTGTATATGAAGGTATGATTACACATGAGAAAGTGCAAGATAATACAAGAGAACAATATTGGTATAAATGTTATGAATATTTTAGAAAATATACAGATAGATTTTCAATTTTTGATCTTATAAATAAAACAAATGAAAAAGGTAGAATATAAAGAGTTATTTAAAGCTAATGCTATTTATAAGAAAATACCTAAAGAAAAGATAATTTCTTTATATTTAGATTGGAAAGATGAATCTACTTATATTGGTAAAGGTAAAATATTATCAATAGTGGATAGTAAACCTATAATATTTATAGATAATCCTCTAATTAAAAATGGAAGTTTATATTTTGAACCGAAGAAATGTTTGTGTGAAATAATTGAAAGTGAAGAGTTTGAAAAAGGCTTTAAGAAGCACTTTATTGTACCATTTAAGCTAACAAGAAAGACAGCTAATGAAATACTATTAAAAGAAGAAAGAACCTTTAATAAAGTGTCTAACTCAAGCGAATTTAAAAGTAGTATAATTTCAAGAGCATTGAGTTATAATAACTCTTTAGTAGACTCTATTGAAGAAATAGAATTAGCAAGTGAAGTGAATATTTTATTTAAAACACAACGTATTACAGGTGAAAAATATATAGAAATAAAAAAAAGATTAAACAGTAATTTAGAAAAAAGACAATTAAATATTGATAAAACTTTTGATAGATTATATCCTGAAAAAGCTAAAAGATTAAAACATGCAGTATGAAACTATTGATGGATATTGAGTGTTTTTGGAACTATTTTGAAGTAGGCTTTAAAAACTTTGAAACTAAAGATACATTTACTTTTGAAATAGCAGAAGATATAGATCAATCTAAAGAATTATATGAATTTCTAAGAGATATTGATGCTAAAAATACATTCTTTATTTCATTTAATGGGATTGATTATGATAATATTGTAATTAATTACTTTTATAAGAATTATAAATATTTTGTAGAGAAAGAATTTACACCACTTGATATATGTCATGCATTGAAAGAGTTTAGTAATTATGTAATCAATAATAAAGATAGTTATAATGATGAACAAATAAAGAAGTATAAATATCATAATAAATGGATTGATATTGATTTACTAAGGTATTGGAGTAAAAAAACAAGGCAAGAAGGTAATTTATCTTTAAAATCTTTAGGAATACAATTAGAACATGATAGAGTTCAGGAATTACCATATGATTTTAATAAAATTCTTACTAAAGAAGAAAGAAATGATATTAAAGATTATAATGTTAATAATGATTTAGTAATTACTGATAAACTTTGTGATAAAATGAAACCGCAAATTATTCAAAGGCAAGATGCTAATGAGAAATATGGTTTTAATAGTTTTTCTTGGGATGGTGTAAAACTCGGATTAAATATTTTATTAGAAGAGTATTGTAAGAAATATAATTATGATAGAAAAAATGTAAATAGTTTAAGAGGTAAATTAGAGCCAATGAAACTTGAAAGAATTATTCTTGATAAAATTAAATTTACTGAAACAGAAGAAATTATAAGACCAATTGTTGAAAAAGGTAAAATTACTTATTATTGTAATAGTTTCTATACTCTTTTAAAACATCTAAAAACAAGAATAACAGATAATACAAAGGAACTTTCTTATAGTGTTATTTTAGATGCTGTTAAATATGATTTAAAAAGTGGTGGTTTACATACATATCATAATCCAGAAATTGTTTCTCCAGATTTAGATAAATTTATATACCGTGATAAAGACGTGAATTCAATGTATCCGACTTTAGGAGCTACTTATAGATATGTTCCAAGACATTTACCAGGAATGGATACTTTAATTGAAGAATTAAAGAATAAAAGGTTACAGTTTAAAAAGGAAGGAAATAAGAAAGATGCAGAGTTATATAAACTTGCATTAAATGGTGGATAAACAAAAAATTGAAGTTGAAAAAAATGGAATGTAATTATTCAAAAGAAGAATTAGAAAGGAGTGGAATATATATTATAAGAAATAAAATAAATAATAAGATTTATTTAGGTTCTTCAGTCAATATGAATATAAGATTTATTCATCATAAAGGCAGATTACTTAATAATATGCATAAAAATAGTTATTTACAAAATAGTGTAAATAAATATGGAATAGAAAATTTTAGATTTGAAATAGTATGTTATTGTACTACAACTGAAATTTTAGAAAAAGAAGACTATTATTTAAAATTTTATAATGTTTGTAATCCTACAATAGGTTACAATATAAATCCTTCTGCGACAGGAGGAACTCAATTTACTAAAGAAACTATTGAAAAAAGAACTCAATCATTAAAAGAAACTTATAAGAAGAAATCTTTAGATCCTAATTTTAAAGGATATAATACTAAAGCTAATAAGACATCATTTCAAAAAGGAATAGAAGTTTGGAATAAAGGTAGAAAATATAATTCTACAGATCATTTAAAAGTTCCTAAGAAAAAGAAAGCAGATAAGACAAAACTGAAAGAAATTATTAAAGAAAAACAATTACCAATTATGGTATTTGACATTAATAAAAAATATCTAAAAACTTTTAGATATATAGAAGATTTAGTTTTAGCTTCACAAAATGATGAATTAATTTATAATAATATGATTTTAAGAAATAAAGAAGGTAGAAATGGATATAATCCAAATTTTCTATCAAATTTTAATATTAGAAAATCTTGTAATTATAATATACCTTATAAAGGTTTATATTTTCAATATCAAACCATAAATGTCCACAATAAACAGGATGAATTGCTGGAAACTCCTGAAGAGGACAATCAGCAGCCAAGCTTAGATAGTAATATCTTTGAAGGTTCAACGACTAATAGCCAAGTCCAAACAGATAATGCTGAGGATAGTAATGCTAACACGAGCTTCCTGCAATAACTTGAAAGAGAGTTATTGATGATATAGTCTGAACTGCATATATAATTTAAAAGAAGATGCAGAATATAAGGATAAAGAGCCTTATAGATAACAAAATGATTATGGTAATTTAAATTCAGAATATACTCCAATGTATGATCCTACTATGCTTTTATCTATTACTATTAATGGTCAATTATTTCTTTTAATGCTTTGTCAAATGTTATTAGAAGCTGGTGTAATTATTGAAAGTGTAAATACCGATGGAATCTTAGCTATTATACCTAAAGAATTAGAAAGTAAATATGAAGAAATTTGTAAAGAGTGGGAAAAAATAACTCTATTAGAATTAGAAGCAGAAGATTTTGTAAAAAGTATTAGAGGTAATGTAAATAATTATTTAGCTATTAAAGTTAAAAAAGATGAAAATGGTAAAAATGAAGTTAAACAAAAAGGAATTTGGTTTTTAACAGAACCCGAGCTAGGTAAATCTTGTGATTCTTTAATTATAGCTAAAGCTTTAAAATTATATTATACTGAAAATATACCAATAGAAGAAAGTATTACTAATCCAGAAAAATATGGTTTTAGTATTTTAGATTATTGTTTTTCAAATAAAATTTCAAAAAATTATACTGTCTGGTGGAATAATAAAATTCAACAAAACCTTAATAGATATTACATAGGAAAAAGTAATTCTCCATATCTTTATAAAAAGAAAAAAGATAAAACTACTATGGAAAATGTACTTAAAGGATTTGGTGTAGAATTATATAATAATCATATAGAAAAACCTTTTGAAGAATATAAAGTTAATACTGCTTATTATATAAGTAAAGTTAGAGAAATCCTTTTTGAACTTGAACCTAACCAAATAAATTTATTTTAATATGACACAAAGAGAATTTATAGAATTATATAGGGAAAAAGGTGAAGAAACACTTTTTAAAGAATATGGTTTTGAGAAGTATTATGATTTTTATATAAAACCAGAATGGATTACTGATAATTTACCTTATGATAGAATGGCTATGAGTAAAAATGATGTTATAAAATATATTTTACTTTCTGAAAGACTTAATTAAATATGGCAGATATAACTAAATGTAAAGGTAAGGAATGTCCTTTAAAAGAAACTTGTAAAAGATATTTAGCAATAGCTAATAAGTTTTATCAATCTTATTTTACAGAAATCCCTTATAATGTTAAAGAAAAAAAATGTGATATGTATTGGAAAACAAATTAAAACAATAAAATATGGAAGTATTAATAGGAACTTGGGTTTTACTATTATTAATAATAGTAATTTTAAGTTTAAAATTTAAAATTAAATTTGATGTAATAAGTAATAAAACAGAAAAACATTATATAATTTGGTATACAGAAAGTAAGTATCACGAAAGAGATTATATGTTACTATTCACAACTTATAAATAAATAAATTATGAAAGAACAATTAATAACATTTGAAACAGCTAAATTAGGATAAATGAAATATTTTTCATATATTTGTAAAAAATTAAATATTATGAATATACATTACATATATCAACATACTAGATTAGATACTAATGAAGTATTCTATATTGGTAAAGGAGTCCAAAAGAAATTTAATTATAAATATTATAGAGCTTTTGATATAAAAAGAAGAAATAATATTTGGAAAAATATTGTAAATAAAACTGATTACAAAGTAGAAATACTTTTTACTAATTTAACAGAGATAGAGTGTTTTAAAATTGAAATAGAATTAATTTCTAAATATGGAAAAATATTCGATAAATCAGGAACTCTTGCAAATTATACAAATGGAGGAGAAGGTCAATTAAGATTTCATAAAAATTCTCAAAAACAAATAGACTCTGCAAACAAAGCAAGAGCTATCGCTTGGAAATTACCTAAAACTAAAAAACAAATTGAAGTTGTCACTAAAAATATATTAAAAGCAAATCCAGAAAAGGAAGTATTACAATATGATTTAAATATGAATTTATTAAATGAATTTAAGTCATTAGCTGAAGCTGCTAGAAGTATAAACGGTAGTCATGGTAACATATCAATGTGTTGTCAAGGTAAAAGAAAAACAGCATATAAATTTATTTGGAAATATAAAAATTAAAAATATGAAAGAAAATATAGTAACCTTTCAAGTAGCTAAATTAGCTAAAGAGAAAGGGTTTAATGTAGAATGTGGATATGGGTATACTAGACTTAAAGAATTAATGACTATTGACAGAAGCCAAGAATCTTTTTTTGGAGGAGCATCGAGAAATTATAGAAATTCTGAATTAGAATCTTATAATAAATCATATTTAGAATGTAATGATGATGAATATGTATGTATTTATACAGCACCAACTCAATCATTACTTCAAAAATGGCTAAGACAGATTCATAATATTAATGTGTATCCAATTTTAAGTTATACTAATAATCAAAAATATACAATAGAATTAAGATATGATTTTAGTAAAATTAGAACTTCTCAAACAGGTTTAACTGAAAAAATATATTATGATACTTATGAAGAAGCTCTTGAACAAGGATTATTTGAAGGATTAAAACTAATAAAATGAAAAAGAAATCAGTGTATTTAAAAATAGATAAAGACTTGGAAATTGTAGTACAAGGTGATTATTGTCCTCCTGAAGATGAAACAAATTTTGGAGGACAGTTTGACCTTAGTAAAATAGATGTAATACAAGGTTCTTTAATTGATTATAGTAATTGGATAGAAGCATTATTATATTTGAATAAAGAATTAATTATTACAGATCATATTGAAGAATTAGCATTATTAAAATTAAATGAAATAATATGAAAGATAATTTTGTTTCTTATGAAATAGCTTTAAAACTTAAAGAATTAGGTTTTAAAGAAGAATGTTTAGGTTGGTATCTATTTGAAATAGCAAATAAAGAAAATATTTCTTCAGTAATATTGGCTTCTTTTATAAGAAATTGGAATCATTATGGAGATAGAATAAATGCTCCTCTATATCAACAAGTATTTAAATGGTTTAGAGAAAAACATAATTTGCCAAGTGAAGTTAGATTTGTTACCAATTTAAAAGTATATGATTATAGAATAACGAAAATAGATATACCATATAATAATTCTTTTTATGATGGTATAAAACCATGTAATGCATATATAACATATGAAAAAGCTGAATTAGCTTGTTTAAAGAAATTAATTGAAATTATTAAACGTAAATAAAATGTTAGAAAACGAATTTATACCATATGAACTCAGAACTATTCTAATAGAATTAGGTTATAGTTATGGTGCTGTGGGTTATCATAGACCAGATATGAAAAATAAACCTATTATATCTGAAGAAACAGCTGTAAGAATACATAGTGGAACAGATTGCTTAGATCATCCAGCAATTTTATATCAACAAGCATTTAGATGGTTTAGAGAAAAACATAATCTATTTGGTTGTATAGATTTACAAGTTTGTAATCCACCACATTGGTATATTAGAATTGATGATATTATTAAAAATGATTATTTATATCATTCAGAAGACGAAAATTTAAAATTTAAGACTTATGAAGAAGCAGAAGAAGAATGTTTAATAAAACTAATAGGAAATGTTTGATAATGCACTTCAAATTTTACCAATAGTATATTCTAAAGAAAAACAAAATATGAAATTTATTAATGAATTAATAGATCAAAATGCAATTCCTATAGGATGTGTTATTAAAGGTTTAAAATCTTATTACAAAGATGAAGAAATACATGAAGATTTATTACCTTGTATTGTTTACAAAGAAAATTATAAAGCATGAAAATATATATTGAAGAAGAATTAGCAAAAGTTGAAGAAGAAATGATTCAACATTTTAAAGATTATAATATTGAAGAGTCTTATGAATCTATTTATTTATCAGAAAAAGATTATTTTCCAAAAAATGATATTATAGAATATGATGAAGAATTTTCTAAATGGTTTTATTATTTTCAAGGTCAATATCATAAATTACAAGATATTTTAAAATTTTTAAATGGATAAAAGAGATATACTTCATAATGAAGGATTAGAATTTTTTGAAAAAAGTAACTTTAAAACACTTTTTCAATTACCTACAGGTACAGGTAAATCAGTGCTTACAATTAGAATTTTAAATAAATATCAAGGTAAATATCTTTTAGTTACTCCTACAATAGTACTCCATAAAGTAGATTGGAAAAATGAATTTATTAAATTTGATAGTTTAGATTTATATGAACAATTAGATAGATGTTGTTATGTAAGTTTACATAAATACAATATGGCTGATTATGATGGAATTATCTTAGATGAAGCACATCATTTTTCACCTAAGCAATGGTATGAATTTATTAAATATTTACCAATACTCGAAAATAAAAAGATTATATGTCTTACAGCAACTCCAGGTAAATTTGGATTTACTAAAAGAACATTAAATACTCTTATTAAAGGTAATGTATTTGAATATAACGTAGAAGAAGCTGTAGATAATGAAATGGTTAATGATTTTCGTATTCATATAATTTATAATACACTTGATAATGTAAATAAAAATTCTAAAGCAGGGTCTAAAGAAAAACCTTTTTTAACTACAGAAAAATCTAATTATGAATATTTAACAAAAACTATCAATGAATTAAAAGTATTAATGCTTACTACAAGTGGTAGAACTAAAAATGCTTTAAAGAAATCAATTTTAGAAAGAAAAAGAGCAAGACTACTTTATGATTTAGAATCAAAAGTTAATTTAATTTTAAAATTCTTAAAAGAATTGGATAGTAGTAAAAAAAGACTTATTTTTGCAAGAACTATTGAAGTAGCTGAAAGATTAGAACCTCATTCTATTCATAGTAAATCTAAAATGGATTGGTTAACTAAATTCAGAAATGGAGAAATTAATAGTATTTCTTCTGTAGATATGCTTCTTGAAGGTGTTAATTTACCAGGTACAGAAGTAGGTATAATTACAAGTCCTTATGCTGAAAGAAGATTTATTCAAAGTCTTGGAAGATGTCTTAGAAATAATTTAGATGTAATTTCACATTATTACATATTTTGTACTAAAGATACAGTTGAAGAAGATTGGCTTTCTCAAAGTTTAGTAGATATTAACAAAGAAAAAATAATTTATGAAATATAAAAAATGATCTATAACTCAATACCAAATAATGTAATAATAGAACTACTTTATAATCAATTAAGTTTAGAAGCTGAATTTCATCTTATTAATTTACATAATTATATTAAAGGATTTCCTTTAATAAAAGAATTAAATCAGTTAATAAAATTCAAAATTTATATTTCTTTATTTGAAAGAATAGAAAATATACCAGAAAAATATCCTAGACCTGATTATAATGTAAAAGAAATAAAAGATGTAATTAAAGCACATTTTAATATGTATGAAGTGTTGAAAAATAATAGAATTATTGCAATAATAATTAATAAACAAGTAATAAATGTATAATGAAACAATTAGAATTATTAGAACAAGAACTATTAATGATTCAAGAAAATATTCAAAGAATTAAAAAGTTTAAAAAAGAAAATCAGAATGAAAAATATAAACCTTATAAATCAAGAGTAATTGGTGAATTTAAACATAGAATTATTATATTAAAACAAAGATTAACTTTAGTTTCAAGTATTACTACAAGTTCACTTTTTGAATAAAATAATGAAAAAAATATACAATAGTAAATATTTTTCCAAGAATATTTTATAAAAACCTGATGGTTGGCTGCCATTTTCAAGATAAAACTTCTGGGCGGAGTTATAAAACCCACAACAAATAAAATGAGACACGTAGAAAATGCTTACAACAAGTTAGAAAAAAAGATGGATGCAGATGGTAGTATTATGGGAATACTAAACTTCATCAAAATTGAAAACAAAGAAGATGTAAAAGGAGTAGCACCTATTGTATCTTTTACTATTCAAAGTGACCCAATTGGAGAGGTTGGAATAAACGGATGTCAAGCATTAGATATGCTTAAATATGTTGCCTGTTTATTTGAATCATTAAATGATGCTTTTCCAAGTAGCTACAACGAAACAAGTTTAGGTCACATTGAAAATGCAATTCAAGCACAGAATTTAAGAACTGCTGATAGAATTGCTAGAAATGTAGAAGGGCAAAACAAGGTTTAAAATGTTAGTGGTACTTTCTACTGACATTAAAATATTTTAATAAATTAGATGTTAATAAATGAAGAATTAATTAAAACATTAGAAAATAATGACTTAGATGTTGGAATTAATCTCACTCTTTTATTTGCAATAGAACAGAAACTTCCTATGAGTTTTTTTCTTACTTATAAAGATGAGGTAAAACAATTACAACAACTAAATATCATTGAATTTGATCCTATTAATCAAGGATTATTTAAATTAAAAGCTCCTTATAATTTTTGGACTAACACTTTAAATACAATGAGAGTTATATTACAAGGTAAATCTAAAAGTAATGTATCTAAAGTAGAAACAAGTGAATGGATAGATGATTGGTTATTATTATTCCCCAAAGGAATGAATAAAACTATTGGTTATGATATACATGGTAATAAAACTGAATGTTTAAATAGAATGTCTAAATTTAGAAAAGAACATTTTAATAAATATAATAGTGAAATTATTATTAAAGCTACTAAATTATATTTGAAGGAACAAGAAAAGAATAAGTGGGCTTTTACTAAAAAGAATGTAAAATTTATCTATGATGAAAATGGTAGTATGTTAGAAAACTATTGCGAAAGAATTATAGATGAAGATTATGAAGAAGGAGATTTAGAATTAAATGGATCTTCAGGAAGTACAATTAAACATTGGTAATGAATCAACATTTTAATGATTTTTTAATAGACTTTGATGTTGGTCAAAGTGGTAATGCAATTAATATACCATTTATAAGACATCCATGTACAGATGAACTATCTAAAATAGGTAAAGCTGTTAATATCTCTAAAGGTATTTATACACTTTGCGGTGGTTTACCAGGAAGTGGTAAGACAGGATTTATAGACAGTTTATATGTACTTAGTTTATTTATGTGGTTTTGGAGAAATAAAGATAAAACTGATATTAAACCATATTGGATTTATAGAAGTATGGAAAGATCTATTAAACATAAAGTAGCTAAATGGACTTGCTGGATGTTATATGTAGAATATGGAATTATAATGGATGTTCCTACAATTCTTCAGTGGTCTAATAAAAAAAGAGATTTAACAAGTGAAGAACAAGTAATTATAAAAAATTATGATAAATTCTTTGATAAATTATTTCAATATTTAGATATTAAACAAGGTGCTGAAAATCCAACTGGAGTATATAAATATAATAGGAGAATTGCTTATGATAAAGGAAGTTGGATAACATCTGGAGATAAAGGATTATTTATTAATGGTGTTAAAAAAGCAGATTTTAATAAAGATATATTTGAAGAAGTTTCAGGAGGACTTAAAAGATTATATATTGATATAGATTTATATGGTAAAACTTATAGAATATTTGAATATGATACTAAATATGTAGCTAGAGATCCTAATGAAATAGTATTTCCTATTACAGATCATGTTGGTAAATTATTAGCTGAAGGTAGAGATGGAGTTATGTTTAATGATAAACAAATTCTTGATAAACATTATGAATATAATGGTAGTTTAAGAGATATTTGTGCTTGGAATCCTATAGATATAGTACAATTAAATAGAGCTATTGAAAATCAAAGTAGAGGTAGAAGTCTCGTTAAAGGAGCTAAAGAAAATGATTTAAGAATTACAAATCAAGATTTTAAAGGATCTGGAAATGGCTACGAGAATAAAATAAAAAATTATATAACAAATTGACAAAAGTAAAAAGAGAAACAAGAATAATAAGAGATAAATTTTTAGAATATTATAATCAAGGATTAAATGATTCAGAAATAGGGAGAATTTTAAATTGTAATAATGCTACAGTATGTTTTTGGAGAAAAGATAATAATCTTCCTTCAAATTTCACTCAAGGTAACATACAAAAAGAAATTTTAAATTTATATTATTCTGGTTTTACCAGAAAAGAAATAGAATTAAAAGGTTATAATAAAAAATATTTAGATAGTTTATTAGTAAATAAAAAATCTAATAAAAAATATCCTATAATTACAAAAGATATTATTTCAAGAATACTTGGAACAATGTTAGGGGATGCAAGTATTTCTAAAAAAGGTTCATTTACATTTACACATAAAATAAAAAATGAACAATATGCTTTAACTAAAGCTAATAGAATAGGGTTAGAAAATAAAGTTTATTATAGAAATATGGAATTATTAGGTAAAGATTTTCCAGTATTGAGTGTAGTATTTATAGTTCATCCTTATTTCCATAGTTTAAGAAAAATACTTTATCCGAATAATAAAAAACAATTTCCAATAAATTATTGTAAGAAATATTTTAATTGGGAATCAATGGCTTATTGGTTTATGGATGATGGTAGTAATATTAGAGGTGCTGGGCAATTAGCAATACATTCTATGAAAAATAATGCTGAAGATATTAAAATATTATTTAAAGAAAAATTAAATCTTAATTGTAATATTCAAAGTAACGGTAAGGTTATTTATTTCCCTAAAAAAGATTTTATTTATTTTGTTGAAAATATAAAACCTTTTGTCACAAAAGATATGTTATATAAAATAGTGTGTTCTCAATAAATTGGATGAATTGACGGGAAGTTCCTTAGAGCTTATTCTACTAAACTAAAATGGTAACATATTTAGTGGATTTTGAGAAAGACAAAATGTATAGTAAAAAAGAATAAGATTGGATAATCCGCAGCCAAGTATCTTTTTAAATGAAAGATAAAGGTTCAACGACTAAAAGAATGAAACTTAGAAATAAGAATATAATTTCTTTCAAGAGTGTCCAACAATTAACAGAGGTTAATTGATGATATAGTCTAAACTGAGTTAGAATTAACTAACTAATGAAAATGAAGGAAACTTCCAGAGAGTAGGATAAAGAACCTACTGATAATAATTAATGGCAGATTTAGTACTTGGTTTATTAAATCCTTATAAATTAGATGAACATAGTTATGGTGGTTATAAAATACCTAATTTTATATCTGAAGGAGGAGAAAATAGATTTAGAAGTATTACAATAGTTAAAAATTCTTATGGTGTAGATGATATATCATTAGGATATTTATTTTTAGGTGAAAATTCATTTGTAACAGAATTACCCACATCAACAGAAATGAATAGAGATAATTCTTATGAAGTTTATAGAAATGCTTCAAGAGAATTGTTATTGAATTAAACAAATTAATTAATGTCAGAGACAAAAATTAGAACAATTTGTGTAGATACCTTAACTGGTATTCAACAAGAGGAATATATGACTTCAAAAAAAAAACCTGGTCATGATGATTGGGCAGATTTTGGAAAAGATATATATACTTTTATGACAGACTTACAAAATTTAGGTTTTGAAGTTGTGTTAATTTTAGGTGAACCTGGAACTGGAAAATCATCAGGTATGAGAACATTAAAACCAAAAACAAATATTTGGTATAATGCTGATAATAAGAATCCAGTTTGGGAAGGTGGTAAAGAAGAATATGGTAAAAAAACAAACCCTATATTACCTTATCATGTAATACCTAAATCTTATAAAGAAGTTATAGAACATATTAAAGTTGGAATTTCCAAAGGAATGTTTGAAAGTGAAAGATATGCTTTTATAACTGGACATACAGAAACTTATAAAGTAGGTGCTGAAACTAAAGAGAGATTAAAAACTCTTGGTAGATTAGCTACAAAAATGCAATTAGAAGGTAAAATGGAAACTGTATTGTATTCAAGAGTAGAAATGGAAGCTGGGAAACCAACTTTCCTATTAGAAACTCAGAATAATGGTAATAATACAGCTAGAAGTCATCAAAATATGTTTGAGGGTAAAATTCCAAATGATTATAATATGATCTTGGAAAAACTACTTGAATATTAAAATAAAAAAAAATTAATAAATGAATTTTAATTTCGGAGTGCCTTTAGTTAGGCAAAAAAAAACAGAGAAATATGATTTTCCTGTTTTAGTGATGCAAAAAGAAAATAATCAAAAACACAGTGCTAAAAGATTTACATTAAATAAATCTGCAATTGAGTTATTAGGAATAACACATGAAGCAGATGAAGCTGTTTCTATTGGTTTTCCTCAGCAAAATGAAGGGAAATTCATTATTGCTAGAACAACAAATAATGAAAATGTACCTGATAAACATAAATATTTAGTAGGTAAAACAGAACATAGCTTTTCTAATAGTCAAGTATATAATGCTATTAAAAAAGAATTGGATTTAAATTTAACAGAGGATGTAGAATTCAGAATTAATGAAGATAATACATTACATCTTTTAACAGAAATAAGTCAAATAGAATTAGAAGAAAATCAAAATCAATTAAAATTAGAAATATGTTAACAGGAGCAGGTCAAAAGACGAGTAAATTTAAAACACCAATTACAGGATTAGCTGTAGTAAAACCATTATTTGTAAATCCTACAAATGATGATTATAAAAGAATAACAGGTAAAGATTTACCATACACATTAGAATATACTATTAGAGAGAACTCTAATATAAATAATAGAGAGGAGTTTCCAATTAGAATATTAGTACATCAAGTTGAAAAAGATGTTTATGAATTTGTAAATTTCAATGTATCAAATATTGATGATGTAGCACAAACAGGTTCTGTAAGATGGTTAGATTCTAAAGGTAACATGACTTGGTCTAAATCTTTAGAGACAATTCAAGAGAATCCTAATATGGCTTGGTTTGATAGTTCAAATGCAAGATCAATGAAAGTTGGTGAATATGAATTATATTCTTGGATTCAAAAATTAGTATCTTATGACACAAGAGCAGATGGAGCTAATTTTAAAGATGAAATGATTAAAAATGGAGTTACATCAGCTAATTTATTTAATGGAACTACAAATGGTTTACAAGGGTTAATTGACTGGTCTAATAAACAAGGATATGCTGTAGGTATGTTATTCTATGTAGTTGAAACTACAAAAGATGGAAACACTAATTATAATCAAAAATTAGCTTCTTATCCAGTAGAGATGTTCTTTTATACAGATGAAAAAGATGGTGTTAGAACTATTAGTAACTATGCTTACAAAACTATGGAGAAATTGATTAAAGGTGATGAATCTAAAAATCAAAAACCAGTAAATATTAAAGGTTTATACACCTATAAATTACAGGATTTCGATAAAGAAACATCACTTGGTGGTGAACCAAATGTTGCTATAAGTGGTGTTTCAACAGGTGTTGTAGCAAGTTCTAAATGGGTTTAAAATAAAATATTATGACAAAAGAAGAAATATTTAGTGAAAATTTAGAAATTTTTAAGTTTTACAGAGATATAAAAATTATTGATTCTTTTGATATTTATAATATTAAACTTGAATATCATAATAGTTGGGATTGGTTAATGCCAGTAGTTCAAAAATGTTTAAAAATTAATGAAGAAAATTTAGATGAATGGGAAAAATATTATGAAAATATAGATGATAGTTTTTATCATATTAATATTACTCAAACATATAAAGAAGTATTGAACTTTATTAAATGGTATAATAAACAAAAATAAAAAAGGTAAATGGAATTTAATTTACCAAAAAAGAGAAATCCACTTACTGTAGAAAATGTATTTAGTTTAGTTACAGAATTAGAAATATTCAGACATTTTATAGGACATGAATTTATAGTTGGAAAAGTATTTATTTCTCCATTAAGACAAGAAAAAAGAGCTTCATTTGGTATTTATCCTACACAGGATGCAAAATATAAATATCATTGTAAAGACTTTAAAGGTTTTAATGGAAATGTAATGAGCTTTGTTTGTGAGATGTATAAGAGACCATTTGATTTATTATTTGCTTTATATACAATTAATAAAGAAATGAATCTTGGACTTGATGATATTACTGTAAGCAAGTCTTTAAAAATGAAAGGTGTTTCTAAATCTGGAACTATAGTTAAATATGAAAATTATCAAAAAGAAATAACAAAATCTGAAGTAGAGTTTAGAATAGTGAAAAGAGATTTTCAGAAATATGATAAAGATTTCTGGTCTAAAGGATGTATTCAAAAATCTACTTTAGATTTATTTCATGTATATGCAACAGAAGAAGTATGGATGAATAAAGGTTTGGGTTGGGTTAAGATTTGGATTAATTCTAAATCTAATCCAATTTACTCTTATTACTTTAAACATACCAATCATTTTAAACATTATAGACCTTATGAAGTTGCAAATTCTAAAGGTGATATATGGAAGTGGTTGAGTAATTGCAATATAGATGATATTCAGGGTTATCACCAACTGCCATTGAAAGGAAATACCTTAATCCTCACCAAATCATTAAAAGATGTAATGACACTTTATGAACTTGGATTTAATGCTATTTCCTTTCACGCAGAAGGTGTAACTGTACCTAAAGAAAGAATGGAAGAATTACTTAGTAGATTTACTAATGTAATTTGTTATTATGATAATGATGAAGCAGGTAAGTTGAATTCTCATAAGATAACCAAAGGTTATAATATAAGACATTTTAATAATCCAGATGGATTAAAAGAGAAAGATGCTTTTGATTATGTTAGTAGTTTTGGACAAAAAGCTATGTTAGATTTATTTAAAAGTAAAAATATATTTCCTGATTTTAAAAAGATAATAATATGAAAAAATACAAATATAAAATAGTACCTAAAATAATTGATACTAATGGTGAAGCATTTTTAAATTTAATGGGTCAAGATGGTTGGGAATTAGTTTCTGTTACTGAATTTTATTTTTATCTTAAAAGAGAAATAATATGAAAGGTATAATAAATAAAGATGGTTCTGTAACAGGAGAAGATAGTAAAATCTACTGGCTTCCTTTTAGAGGGCAAGATAATGAAAATTATCCTGAAGTGTTAATGGATGCTAAATCTGTTGGTGGTAGTGGGGATTTTCATAGACAATCAATTAAACCTTTTATAGGAATGACTGTAGAATTTGTTAATCAGGGCAAAGGATATAACTATAAGATTTTGAGCTAAACACGGGTGTTAATTAACAATTAACTGTAAGATCTAACAGCTCAATAAAATTATTTAAATAATGTCTAAAAAAATAGAAAAAACTAGAAATAATGGTTCTATGACAGAATCAGCATTTTGGAGTTTTATTAGAAGTGCTTTAAGACAGAAAAGTAGATGGTGGAAACCAATACAAGAATGTAAGAAAAAAGTTAAAAGAGTTTATAAAGGAAATAATAAAAGACAGAAATTTGAATATAAATGTAATGTTTGTAAAGAATATTTTCCTGAAAAAGAAATACAAGTGGATCATATAAAACCTGTAGGAACTTTAAAATCTGGTAAAGATTTAGAATTATTTGTAGAGAATTTATTTTGTGAAATAAACAATTTACAATGTATTTGTACTATTTGTCACAATAAAAAAACTCAAAGTGAAAAAATAAAAGAATAATCATGGAAGAAATAATAGAAGAGTTTTTAAAACAAGAAGATGTTTCTGATAGTCATAATATAAATGTATGGTCAGAAAGTAAAAAGAAATGGTTATCTATAAATGTGAAAGAATTTATTGATAAATATAACATATTTCTTAGAAAGAAGAGTTATTTGAAATAATGAATAAAACAACAAAATATTTATTTGTTCCTTTTACTGATGAGAATTCTTATTTTATAAATAATTATAACTTATGTCACACTACAGGAGGATTACAAATATATTTGAATGATGATGGATTTAAACATACTTATGAAGATTGTTTATTTGTCCACTTTGATAAAACTAAAATACATAAATTTGATGAAAGATTAGCTTTTTTTAAATTTGGTGATAATTATTTAGAGGATTATGAAATATCACCTAGTGAACACATGATTATATTTAAAATAGATAAATCATATAGAACAAGTATTGAAAGTTTTAAAAAGGGTAAATATTCAGAAATGTATAGTACTAAAGTAATAGATTTATTTTTTAGTAAAGAAAGTATGGATTTTTATTTAAAATACAAAGGAACACCAATAACAACATCTATTAAAAAAACAGTGATAGGTTCTGGAGATAAACAAGAAGAAATTAAACAATTAGTTATTAATAATCCTAAAGTATTAGATTATATTCCATCATTAGAAGCTGAGTTTAAAAATATTGTATTATCTAAATATCATGTATTGAAGAAATCAGAAGAATTACAATTGATTCTTTCTTATTTATATATGGTAAATAAAAAGTATATTGATGAATTAGAATCTAAACCTTTGATGAAAGATGAAATTTTTAATTATAAAGAATAAAATATGGAAATAAATTATAAAAATTGGAAAGTTCAATACAAACCGATATTTAATCCTCTAAAAGAGAAGACTGATAAACCTACAGATGAAGATTATCAAATACATTGGCATACTATTGAAGAAAATGATTTAATTAAAGATCATATAGGAAGTGGTCAAGTATGGACTGTAGTAGGAAGTAAAAGAGATTCTATAATTTTAAAATCAGGTTTTCACAGAGAAAATAGAATGTATCATTATATTTCTCAAATTCCTTATACAGAAAATATAGAAATAGTTTTATTTGAAGGTTATCCTGAGATTACTAAAGAAGATTTACAGAACTTAAAATATCAAAGAGGAAAATGTTTAGATGAAGCTTTATTAGAAAAACATCCAGAAGCTTCTGAATATATAATGAAACAGAAATTATCCTTAGATAAAATAATAGAATACATAGAAAGAACAGGTCTTAATTGATTTGTTTATTAATTTTATAAAAATATAAATGATAGAAGAATCTTTAGAAAAAGAAATGTTTAATGGAGATCAATTAGCAATTTCTGTATGGAAGTCAAAATATGCAGCAGAAGGAGAAACTCATTATAATCAAATGCATAAAAGACTTGCTAAAGAATTTGCAAGAATAGAAGATAGATATGTAAAAGAAGAAAGATTTAATCATGAATTAAATTTATCTAAATATGGTCAAGATAGAGAAAGATTAACTTATGAATCTATCTATGAATTATTTAAAGATTTTAAATACATAATTCCACAAGGAAGTATAATGTCTAATTTAGGTAATAAAGCAATTACTTCATTAAGTAATTGTTTTGTTATAGGACAACCTAGTGACAGTTATGGTGGTATATGTAAGAAAGATGAAGAAATGGTTCAACTTATGAAAAGAAGAGGTGGTGTAGGATTAGATTTATCTACTCTTAGACCTGCTAAAACTTTAGTAAGTAATGCAGCTAAGACTTCAACAGGTGTTGTGTCTTTTATGCATAGATATTCAAATTCTACAAGAGAAGTTGCTCAGGATGGAAGACGAGGAGCTTTAATGCTTTCAATACACATTAATCATCCAGATTCATTAGATTTTATCAAAATCAAAAGAGATTTATCTCAAGTAACTGGTGCTAATATATCTATTAAGATTTCAGAAGAATTCATGAAAGCTGTGGAAGATGATGATGATTATTGGTTAAGATTTCCATGTGATAATAAAAAAGTTATTATGTGGGATACTTCTTGGGAATATAATAAAAATTATGAATGTTTAGATGAAGAAAGCCAGGTTGTAATTGCTAAAAGAATAAAAGCTAAAGAATATTGGAATGAAATCATTAAATCAGCTCATGGTTCAGCAGAACCAGGAATTATATTTGAAGATAATCATCACAATTACAGTCCTGATGGAGTATATCCACAATTCAAAGGAATTACAACAAATCCTTGTTTTCATCCAGATACATTAATAGAAACTGTAAACGGAAGAATTAAAATAAAAGATTTAGATTATCATAGTTTTGTTTATTCTAAAGATGAAGATGGTAGTTTATGTATTAAAAGAGCAAGTCCTTCTTTTATTTCTAAAACAAATGCTGAAACAATTAAAATTACTTTAAAATCAGGAAATTTTATTCAAATTACTCCAGAACATAAATTATATGTTCAAAATAAAAATTGGATGGGTTGGAAAGAAGCAAAAGATTTGAAAATTGGTGATTCTATCGCACATTTATGTAGAAGTAGACGAGGAGCTAAATATTCAGGAGTACATTTAACAACTTCTCCAAGTAGACAATTAGATCAAGTCATGGAACATAGGTTAGTATATGAAAGTTGTAACAAATTTACTACTAATGATATTCATCATATTGATGGAAATACATTTAATAATAAAATATCTAATCTTGAAGAATTAACTCATGAAGAACATGCAAAACATACAGCAATAAATCAAAATCCTCAAACACATCAGGTAAAAGATAAATTAGGAAGATTTATATCTGGTGAAAATTCTAAAAAAGGAGCTAAAACAATTATTAATATTCCTGATGAACTCAAAACTAATATGTTGAGTCAACATCATAATAGAATTATTTCTATTGAAAAAGGAGAAACTACAGATGTATATGATATTCAAGTAGAAGATACTCATTGTTTAATTGCAAATAATATGGTAGCTCATAATTGTGGAGAAATCTTTATGCAAGAATATGATGCTTGTAGATTAATTGCTGTAAATTACTTTAGTTTTGTAGATAAACCATTTACAAAAGAAGCTAAATTTGATTTTGAGAAATTCTACAAAATTAATTATGAAGCAATGAGATTATCTGATGATTTAATTGATTTAGAACTTGAACATATTGATAGAATTCTTAGAAAAATATTAGAAGACCCTGAACCTTTTGAAGATAGAAGAACAGAGTTTGAACTTTGGACTAAAATTAAAGAAACTGCTACTGCAAGTAGAAGAACAGGTTTAGGATTTACTGCATTAGGAGATACTTTAGCTGCTTTAGGATTAAAATATGATAGTGATGAATCTTTAAAAATTATTGATAAAATAATGCATACTAAGATGGGATCTGAATTAGATTGTACTATTGATTTAGCAATTTTAAGAGGTACATTTCAAGGTTGGGATTCAAACCAAGAATATAATATTAATAGTCAATATGATGAATACGATATTGAACATTTAAATATTAAAGGTAAAAATGATTTTTATACTTTTATAGCTAATAAATATCCCAATCAAGCTGAAAAAATGATTAAATATGGTAGAAGAAATATAAGTTTTTCAACTGTAGCTCCAACAGGTACAGTCTCAATAATGTCAGCTTCAACATCAGGGATTGAACCACTTTTCTCACCTTATTACTTTAGAAGAAAGAAAATTAATCCAAATGATGAAGGAGTAAGAGTAGATTTTACAGACCAAAATGGAGATAAATGGCAAGAATTTCCTGTATTACATCCTAAATTTAAAGATTGGTATATAATAAAAGCTCAATGTGAACATTGTACTCATGTAGCTTTAGAAGCTTTAGAAAGAGCAAGTAAAGAACAATTAAAGGAAATATTTGAAATGTCTCCATATTATCAATCTACAGCTAATGATATAGATTGGGTAAAAAGAGTTGAAATTCAAAGTGTAATACAAAAATATATTACTCATAGTATTTCATCTACTATTAATTTACCAAATACCGTAACTGAAGCTGAGGTAAGTGAAATTTACATGGAGTCTTGGAAGAAAGGTTTAAAAGGTATTACTGTTTATAGAGATGGGAGTAGAAGTGGTGTGTTAATTACTGAATCTACTAAAGATAAACAAACATTTGAATATAAAGATGCAGTTAAAAGACCAAGAGAATTAGATGCTGATGTTCATAATATTACATTAAAAGGAGTTCATTATAAAGTGATAATTGGTTTATTAGATGATAAACCTTATGAAGTATTTTTTGATGAAACAGAAAATAAAATAAGTGGTAAAGGTATAATATTTAAAAAAGCTAGAGGAAATTATTTTTTTAAAAAAGATGATATTACTACTGATATTACTTCTAATATGACTGATGAACAAGTAGCCATATCAAGATTAGTTAGTACTAGTCTTAGACATGGAGCTTCTATACATTTTATTACAGAACAACTTTCTAAATGTGATGGAGATATATTTTCATTTACTAAATCATTAGCAAGAGTGTTGAAGAAATATATTCCTGAAGGAACTAAGTCTACAATAACTTGTAATGATTGTGGTTCTGATGATGTAATATTTGAAGAAGGATGCTCCAAATGCAGATCATGTGGCAGCTCTAAATGCGGCTAAAAATATAGTACCAATTTAATCCTCTTGTTCACCTAATAAAATTTGAAATAAAATATGAAGGTTTAAGTAATAATGAAAGTTGAGTGCCTTAGACAGGAAGTACTACTGATTCTAAGTAACTATACAAGATTATTTCATCAGTTAGATTTTATCTAATAATAGTGCTTGTATTAACCCACATAGTTAAAGTCGTGTGGTATTAATTTTTTTAAATAAAATTATGATAATATATTTAAATAAACAGTATGGATTAAATGGTGAAACAATAAAATTCTTTCCATATTGTAAAGATAAAGTTGAAGAAGGTCATTATATAGTATATGGTGATTATACTTTAGCTTGTATAAAAGAAAATGAATTTACTTTGGTAACTGATAATCCAAATGATTCTATACTTGGTTCTGATTTATTAAACAATGAATGGAAATTATGGAAAAAGCTGTAAACATAGTAACAATAAAAGCAAAAATACCTTTATTTAAAGGTGATGATAAAGCTGAAAGAATAGAACTTATTCAATTAGAAGAAAATGGTTTTGAATTAGTTTCTCAAAAAGATTTATACCAAGTAGGAGATAAAGCAATTTACTGTCAACCTGACTATTGTCTTAGTGATATACCTTTATTTGAAAGTTTTATAAGACCTAATAATAAGGATGGTAATCCTGATGAAAGTAAATCAATGCTCGGAAAAGTACGTGGATTACCAAGAAGAATCAGAGCTAAGAAATTTAACTTTCACAAAGGAGATGGAATTTCTGTTTATAGTAATGGTATTCTACTTCCTATAAAAGAAGTAATGAATTATTTAAATATTCCTTTTAATAAAGAAGATAAAATATTTGATGTTGATTCTAATTTAACACAATTATTAAATATTACTAAATATGAAGAACCTGAAAGTAATTCAGGTCCTGGAGTAAAAGGTGGTAGTTCAATGGCTTTTCCACAAGGTATTATCAGAACAGATGAAGAGAATTTTAATAATTTAATTCATCATGTAGAGAAATTATTACCTTGTAGATTAATTGGAAGACAAAAGATTGATGGAAGTTCTATTACTCTTTGGTATAAAGATGGTAAATATGGAATTGCTTCAAGAAATTTAGGTAAACCATTAACTATTACAAAAGTTACAGGAAGAAGAAAACCTACTTTATGGGAACAATTTTTATCTATAAAAATAAATTCTATTATATTTTCTATGATTGGTTTTAATACTAAAATAGATTTAAATATTTATAGTGAAGTAGAATCTGATAGTGATTTTGTTAAATATGGTAAACCTTATTTAAATAAATTAATTGAACATTGCGATGAATATAAAGTTAATTTAGTACTACAGGGTGAACTTTGTGGTCAAGGTATGAAAGGAAGTGGGAATAAAAATAATCCTACTGCTAAAGAACCAACTGATATAATTTTCTTTAATGTTTGTAAATATGAAAATCAATCTGTTAAATTATCTGAAGAAGATTTTGATTTATATTCTAATTCTTTAGAATTTAAAACACCAAAACTATATTTTGATAGAGTATTTAATACTATAGAAGAAGTAAAACAAGAATGTGAATCTATCTTTAAATCTGAATTAATTGAAGGTATAGTTATTAGAGATGAAAATCACTCTTTCTCATGTAAAATGATGTCAAATGAATATGATTCAAAAAAATAAAATAATTATATTAATCTTATTGCTATTTTCAATAAATAGTTTTAGTTGTCCTAAAATAAAAGGAATATTAATTGATGCTTGTGGTACAAAAGAAGAATTAAATGAATGGATGGTATTAACAACAGATACAGCTATTATAGTTAATAATCTTAGAATAGATTATGATGCTAATAACAATAGTGGTGGAACTGTAAATGCTGATATTACAAGTGGAGGATGTTCTTGGAGAGTTCCAAGAACTTCTTCTATTGATTCTCTTAAAATAAATAGTTTATATAATTCTAATATAATATCTATAAGTCCTGGAGGAACTATTCCTGCAAATTCTACTATTTTAGTATTAACTTCTGATAGTATGAATTTTGCATATAATATTACTAATCTTACTCAATATGGAAATGTTTATGTTATTCAAAGTTCATGTAAAAGAAATACAGGAGCATTTACTAATTTAGGAAATGGAGCTAATTATAGATTAACTAAAATTATTTATAATACTTGTAGAGATAGTGTATGGCATTACATAGGAAACAGTGCTGTAAATGGACACTATGGTGTTAGAAATAGAGATACTATGAGAATTAGTTATGGTAATATTTTTACTTCTTCTTGTAATGAGTATATGATTCTTCCAATAGAATTAGTTTCTTTTATTGTAAATTGTGATCTAATAGAATTTATAACAGCTAGTGAGAATAATGTCAGAATGTTTTATATTGAAACATCTTTTAATACTATAGACTGGATAGTGATAGATTCTTTACCACCAAGAAATTATAATAATACTCTAACTAATTATAGTGTTACAAATCCACATTTAGGACAATATTTTAGAATTAGAGAAGAAAATTTTGATAATATTTTTTATTCTACAATGTATTATACTAAATGTGAACAGGATATAAAAGAGTATAAATTATATAATTTCTTAGGACAACAAGTAAATGAAAAAGACAATCTTCCAAAAGGTGTATATATAAAGAGATTTAAAAATGAAAGTATAAAAGTAATTAAATGACATCAGAAGAACAAATAAAACATGTAGTAAAATTAGATAGTGATTTATTAGATATTATAGAATCTAAGTCAAATGATTATGCAGACGCAGATGTATTATCAAACTTTAAAATAGTTTCTGAAATAGTTAAATTAGCTAAAATAGATGCTACATTACCTGAAGGTTATGCTATGTTAATGGTTATACTTAAAATAGTTAGAATTTGGAATTTAAAATCAAGTGGTAAAACACCAGAGAATGAATCATTATTAGATAGTTATAAAGATTTAATAAATTATTGTAAATTATCTTACTTATGTGAGATGGAAAGTAAATGTAATTAATTATGATATTGTATAAAAAAGATAGTAAAGAAAAAATTAGATTTCTTGAAATTAAAACAGAAGGTTCTGATTTAATTCAAATTTCTGGTATAATTGGGACTGATAATCCTGTAGAACATAGAAAAACTTGTAAATCTAAAAATATCGGTAAATCTAATGAAACTAAATCAAGAGAACAAGCTATATTTGAAATGGAATCTAAAATAAAAGAAAAACTTACAAAAAATTATTTTTATACTATTAAAGAATGTGAAACTGAAGAAGTAATACTCCCTATGTTAACTAAATCTTATGATGATGAAAAACATAAAATAGATTGGAATAATTGTTTTATACAACCTAAATTAGATGGAATGCGTTGTTTAGCTCATATTAAATCTAATGGTGATGTTACATTAATTAGTAGAGATGGTAAAATTATTAGTAATATGGAACATATTATGGATGATTTATCAACTATTAAACAAGATGTTATTTTAGATGGGGAATTATATGCTCACGGATTAACTTTTCAAGAAAATATGAAGTTAATTAAAAAATGGAGGAAAGAAACTCCTGATTTAATTAAATTCCATGTTTATGATTTAATTAATGATAAACCTTTTAAAGATAGAAAAGTTAGAGAATTTATTAAAAATTTATCTACATGTAAAGAAGTTTCTACTTATGAAATTATTAATAAAGAAAAATTAGATTATTTTCATGCTATTAATATATCAGAAGGATTTGAAGGTAGTATAATAAGATGGGGGAATGAAGGATATAAAATGAATGGTAGAAGTTCTAATCTTTTAAAATTTAAAGATTTTAAAGATATGGATTTAGAAATATTTCAAATAACTTCAAATGATGCAAATCCTTTACATGGTACTCCTCATTTTAATTTAAAAGGTAAAGCATTTAAAGCTGGTGTTAAAATGTCTCATGAAGATAGAGAAGATTTATTAACTAATAAAGATAAATATATTGGTAAAATAGCTAACATAAGATATTTTGAATTAACAGATGAAGGTATTCCGAGATTCCCAGTAATGATTGGAATTCATTCAGATAGATAAAAAATAAATAAATAAAATGAATAAAGAAAGGATATATAAAGTGGTATCAATAACTATTATAGTAATATTAGTATTATTGAATTTAAAATCTTGTAAAAATACACAGGACACTAAAAAAGATTATGTAAATACGATTAATGCTTTACAAGATACAATGACTACTTATTATAATAAAGATGGAATGCAAGTAGCTAAAATATCTGCAATTGAAACAGAAAAAGCAAGTATGTTTTTAGATATAAAATCTAAAGATGCTGTTATAATCAAACTTCAGGAAGAAGTAAAGAAGAATAAAAATAGGATAGGTAAGTCTGGTTCAGTTACAGTTATAACAAATACTACAGAATTAAATACTGTAGATACTACTTATGTTACATCAAAAGATACTATAGTTAGAAATGATACTGTCTTTGTATATCCTGAATATTCATCTTTTATTAGAAAAGGTTTAAGAATAGATTCTTCTTATTGGATAGAAGCTAATGTAAAAGCAAATAGAGATAGTACAAGTTTTGAGCTTGGAATTCAAAATAGTTATACTATTGTATTAGGCAGAGAAAAAGCTAAGAGTTTTAAGGGTTTATTTAAACCTAAGATAGCTTTTGCAGAAGTTACAAATGAAAACCCTTATACTACCACTAAAACTATAAGAGCTTATCAAGTAAAAGTTCCTAGACCTAAAAGATTAGGAATAGGAGTGAATGTAGGATATGGAATCATCCTTGATAAAAAGCCTGTATTTAGACCTTACATTGGAATTGGATTACAATATAATATAATAGAGATATTTTAATGGAAAATTTATTATCTAAAGAAGAATTTATTGTAGATTGTATTAATAAGTCAAATGGAGAAAGACAAGAAGTATATAAATGGTTAGTTGAAGAAAGAAATTACAGTAGTGCATATTATCTAAGAAATACTTATCCTGTTATAGTTTGTAATTTATCAAGTGGTGATAGTAATTTTACTAGTTTATTAGATGCTCTTAATAATTATCCAAACTATCCAGTATATACATTTGAACAATTTAAAAATAAAATAAATCAAAAACAAGAATTTAAAGGAATGAAAAAAACAATGTTAGATGTCTTAGAAAAGACATATGAAAATCCAATACTTAGAAAAAGTACAGTGCCCTTATTCATGTCAAATCCTGGAATTGGTAAAACAACTATCATTAGAGAATTTGCAGAAAGTAAGGGTGTAAAAATGCTTAAAATGACTCTTAGTCAAAGAATGCCTAATGAAGTAGTAGGTATGATGATGCCTAATATGAAATCAGGTAAACTTGAAGTATTTGATAGTTATGAACTATCATCTTTAAAAGATGGAGATATTTTATTTATTGATGAAGTATTTAATGGTACTTTAAAACAAACTTTAGATGCTTTTTTAAATCTTTTAGAAGATAGAACTTTACCAAGTGGTAAAAAAATGGCTGATATAATGATTGTAGGAGCTTCTAATCCACAAGGATTAATTAATCTCACACCTCAAATTAAAGAAAGATTTATTAGATATGATCCAAAATTCTCAAGAGAAGAGTATCAAGAATATCTTGGTTTAAAATATGGAATGCCTGAAAGTATATCACTTAATTTGTGTACATTAATTCGAAAAGAAAAATTTGAAGATGGTTGGAATTTTCATACACCAAGATCTATTGAAAAAGCAATTAATCAAATTGGTTGTGAATTAGAAAGTGCTCTTGATGAAGTTTTACTTCCATATTTAAAACAAGAAATACAACTTGAAAAAGACTATAAAGATTTAAATTATAAAAAAGGAGAAAATATAGAATATTTAACTATATTAAAACATTTTTGTAAAATATTTAATAAAAAATCTATAAGTACTTTAATTAAAACAGAGTTAGAAAATGCTCAATAAAAAATAAAAAATGTTACAAAAAATAATATCAAAAAAAGTAGAATTACCTCCTATCTGGTTAGTTGAAAATGAAGCTGACTTTAATGAGTTACCTAAAGGATTACCTTATATAATAGGTAGTAAAAAAGAATTATCATTTATTACAATCTTTTTAGAGTTTCAACTTTTAATGAGATCTTGTAAAAAAACAAAATTATCAATTGATTGGTTATCTTGTTTAGAAAAATTAGGGTATAAAAGAATTAGAACTTATAGTTTAAATTCAGGTGGTACTTTTGAAGGAGGTAATCCTGTAGATAATAGTCCTATACCATTAGATTCTTTTATAGAAGATCAATATTTAGTAGATTTTGATAAATTAACTGAATTGAAAATTTTACCTTCTTGGTTAGAAGATTTAAGAACTTCTATTGAAACTAATATAATTGATGAAGTGACTTTTAATCCAAGTAGTTTTAACAAACAATTAGGAATGAATATTGGAGGTGCTGATTTAAAGCACAACAAGAAAAATTTATTAATACTAGATGTATCAGGTAGTATTCCTGATGGAATTGTAAAAACAATTACAAATTTAGCAAAATTAATGTCTAAAAAGTTTTTTGCAGATGTAATTATTACAGGTGGTCAATCATATATTGTAAATTATGAAGATGTACAAAATTCAGATTTCGTTGCACTAGCTGCAAAAGCAGGTAGAAATAATGAAGGTGAAATGTTTAAAAAAATCTTAAATGAAATTAAAGATTATAATAGTGTAATTTGTTTTGGTGATGATGATAATCCTGGTAGATTTGACAAATCAAGTCAAAATATTAAATGTAATTTCACTTGTGAAACTCTTTATTCATTACATACAAGTAGCTCATCATCATTAGCAGGTTATTGTAGAGAATTAAAACCTACAAAATCAACAATCCATGTAAAAGATTGGGTTACTACTATTAAATAGAAACACAAAAACCCTATTAATTAATTAAAATAAATAAATAAAATGAACGAATTTTTGAAATCAAGTGAGCTGTCACTTAATCCAGCAAATTACTTAGTAAGTACAAAAACAGACAAACCAGTAACACATGTAGCTTTTGTAGAACAACAAAAACGTGCTCATTATGTTGTAAAATTATCAGCAGCATTAGAAGGTAAAAACTTTAAAGCATGTAAAGTAGATGATTTAGATGCTATTGTAAAAGCAGTACAAGCAGAAATTGATGCTACAGATGTGAAAAATTATGTTACAGCACCAAGTAAACCTACAAGTGCTGTACAAGAAGAATTAGTAAAATTTGCTCTTGACTTTGCTTCTTATGGAGAAGATAAAGCAAAAGCTGATAGAATTAATACTTTTATGCAATCATTTAATGCAATTAGTGGTGTCGAAGAAGTAGGTGATTATTTTTCTGAAGGTTTAGTTAAATTGAATAAAATTTATACTATTTCTGAAGTATTGGAAGCAGTGAAAATTAACATCGACAAATTGTAAGAATAAATTAGACTCTAACTAAGAATAACCGAGATAACTTAGTGAATGGATAGACAAGCTCTGTTGCTGGTAAAACCGTTAAACAATCTTCTCAGATTTTGCAACACTCTCCAAGAGTCTAATTTTTAATAACAGGTGTCTAATTTCGGCAGTAGATTAAATGTTGTGTCAACAACAGCCTGTTTAATTTTTAAATTAAATAAAAATACCTGCCAACAGGTTTATAAAAAAGGATCTTCGCAACCGAGAATATCTATAATTGATGAAAAGCATGTATATAAGCGAGGTTAGAAACTCTCATGCATAAAATAGAGTGATATAGATTAAATTTTTTATTTTAAAATTAAACAATGAAAGAACAAATAGATAATGCAATAGAACTATTAAAAAAACAAGATGTAAATGGATGTATAACAGGTTCAGTGTTATTAGATTACTTTGAAGGAGCAGATATAGATTTATTTATGTATGATAAAAGTAGTTTTAATAAATTACTATTTTTCATGCATTATAATCCAATGTTTACAATACTTGATCCATTAGAATTACATAAATTCAATGAATATATAAATGATGATAAATCTTCATTAGAATCTATAGGACTTATAACTATAAAATTTAAATACAATCTCTGCATTGATGTAAATGTTGTATTTAAGAAATTTCATAAAAATATATTTGATGTACTTTCTAACTTCGATTTAGATATTATTGCAAATGGTTATGATATTAAAAGTAAACAATATTTAATATTAAGAGAATCAAAAGGTTTAATTGGTACATGGAATAAATGGAACACATCTTACTATAAATCAGATTTATGGTCTTGTAAAAGACTTTTAAGACAATTTTCAAGAGTAGTTAAATATACAGAGAGAGGATATAATCTTGATGAAGTTACAGATAAATATATTTCTTTAATTGAAGATATTCTAGCTAAAGATAATGTTTATAAATCAGAGAAAGGAACTTTATTTTATGATAAAACTCAGAAAGAATTTGAGATAGTATTAAAAATACTTCAACTTTGGAAGAAAGATAAAGTGATGAGTAAAGAAAATTTATTGGTAATGCAAACACTTATATAATATGTTTAAACAAGGAGACTATATAGTTGTTTTAAAAGACTCTTCTCCTGAAAATAATTGGAAGAATTTTGTTATAAAACAAATAAAAAATTATAATGAAATTATGCCTGTAGTAACTCCATTAGGTAGAGATAATTCAGATTGTGATCAAAGTTATTCTTATTTTACTGAAAAAAATAATGTTTGGAGATATGCAAATGAAGAAGAGATAGAATATTATAATCAGATAAATAAACCATTTGACACTTCTAAATTTGAAAAATTTAAAGAACATGTTTTAAAACAAAGTCCTGTTAAACATAAATATCTAACAGAATTATTAGAAAAGTTAAAAGTTGAATAATGAAATTTATAATAGGTAGGTGGTATAAAATAAGTAGTAGTATTACATATATTAAATTTGAAAAAATTGAAAATGGGATATTTGTAGCTTCTGATGATATATTATTGGGTAAATATGATGGTACAGGTGGTAATTATGGAATTATAACTCGGAATACTTATGAATTATTAGAAGATTTGTCAGAAATTCAAAAATATTTACCTAAAGATCATCCTGATATTCTCCCTATAAAAGAAGATATAGATTATCTTACACAAACTTTAAAAAGATATGGAATTAGATGAGTTATTGAGAAAAGCTAGAATACGTTATCCTGTAGGTACTAAGTTTAAAATAGTACATATGCCTAAACATATAGTGGAAGTTAAAAATCATGATCCATATCCTGTCCATGATGAAAATTATATTAATTTCTATATTAATAAACCTCTACTTGATTGTGAAGGTGCTTGTGTGTATCAATATGGTAAATGGGCTGAAATAATTTCATTACCTGAGACAAAGACTGTAAAAGTAAATAAAAAAGATAATTATATAATTAATCTTTTTAAAAAATTAAAAATAAAATAAATAAATGGGAACAGAAATGGAGGCATTATTAGCCGAACTTCGTGGATTAAAAAATAATGCTAGTACAATACAAAATACTAGAGATATTTGGGAAAAAATAGGTAATAAAGATTGGGCTGGTGCAGGTTTCAAGGATGAAGCAGAAGCATTAGAATGGTTAGAAAAAAATGCTTACGAAAATCTTGCTTAATAAATTAAAATAAATAAAATGGAAAATAAAATAAGACAATTTATTCAAGATAATGATTTATCTTTTGAACCTGGAAACAGAAATTTTACAATGATCACACTCATTGGTTATTCACAATTCTTAGAACTTTCTAAAGAAGATTTAGAAAAAGAACTTCAAGAAGAAATTGATGAAGATAGTGTAATTCAAGAGGAAATTGACAGACTTTGGAGTTATGCAAGTTCTAATAATTATGCTAAATATTGGAAAACAACACAAGCTAAAAAAGATTGGGAATTTTAATTTAAAACAAATGAATAGTACAATTTATATCATCAGTAAATATTCTGAAAATCAATGGTTAGAAAAAGATGGTAAATGGTATAAATATTTTGTAATAGATATTGATGATATAAATCTAGCTGTAAAGGAATATTGTAAAGATTTAGAATATATTTTAAAAGAAAATTCTATTAATTGGGATAAAAATAAAATGGAAATTACTTGGAATTATTTTCAAACTTGGGATGTTAAAAAAGAATATGAAGAAAATGATTATTTTAATATACAAGAAATTAAACACATTAAAAAATTAATATGAAATCATTTTTATTATATAAAAATTCTCCAACTGTTAAATGGGGATTAATACCAGATGGATTATTCTATGAAGGTGTTGTACCAGAAGGATATGACTTAGCAGTATGTCCTTCAGAAAATATTGTCATATTAGATGTAGATGAAAAAAATGGTAAATCAGGTCATAGTCATATTCCAATACATATTTTAAATCAATTAAAAACCACTTATAATTATAAAACTAAATCAGGAGGATCTCATTATTGGTTACATTACACAGGTAATAAAGTATTACTTAATAGAGCAACAAAATTTGGCTTAGATTTAAGAGTAGGTAAAAATAAATTAACTGGTAATAATGGTGGATATGTTAAATATCCACCAACTAATAAAGATATACGAGAATGTGTCCATCTTATAAAAGAAAGCGATACATTATTAAATCATTTTTTAGAAAATCTTTTTAGTAATGATAGAGAAATTACCTAAACAATGGTGTATTAAAGTAGAGGAAGATAATACACCAATTGAAGTATTAAAATGGAGAATATATGATAAAGATAGACGTGGTTCTGGAATATGGAATTGTAATGGATGGATAGATAATACTGGGTATTGTAGTAGTTATTTACCTTTAGATTGTGATGAAATCTCATTAAATGATTTCAAAAGATTAGTATTAAATCAACCACCTGATAACTATAATTATTTAATAACCCTATTAAAAAATTTAAATATAAAATGAATTTAGAATTATTAGAAGAAGCTAAAAAACGTTATCCTATAGGTACTATATTTATTTCTCCTCAAAATAGACGACAATATACTGTTACTTTATATAAAAATGTAGATGAAAGTTATTATTTAACTGATCATGATACAGAAGCATTAGCTACAATTAATTCATCAGGTACAGGTGATTTTTTATATTATAATGGTAAATGGGCTGAAATTATTTTATTACCTATTATAAATACGAATGAAAACTACAACTATTTAATTAAACTTCTTAAAAGATTGAATATAAAATGAAAGAACTTCCAGAAGTATGGTATTTAGAATTTAAAACAATAGAACAATTTAATGAATTATGTTTACTATATAAACCTAATTATAGTTTTTATGAAAGTATTGGTATAACTAATAAGAACACGGGTACAAAATTAGGAAATTATTATTATAAAGAACTTAATGTAAAATATGGAGAAGAAATAACATATGAACAATTTAAACAATTTACAACTAAGAAAATTGATATTAGTTATTTAAAGAATTTGTTTAAGAAATTAAATATAAGATAAAAGCGGGAATAGTTAATAAAAACTACCCCGCTTTCTCTTTTAATTTTATAACACTCTTATAATGTCTGTTAAGACTTTATTATTTATTCTGTTGCATTTGAAGAGATTTAATACTTTCTCCTAAATCCATTTTAGAAGGTGAAGCACCAAATAACTTTAAGAATTTAGCCATTATTTTACTATCACCTTTTTCATAGTAACCTGTAGCTTTCTCATATCTTTCTACATCTCCAGTAAGTGCTAAATTGAAAAAATCTTGTGGAACTTGTTCAAGAAAAGATACAGTTTTAGTTACATAACCATACATTACTGAAGGAGTTGATAAATTTCTTTTAATATCTCCTATATCCGGTAATCCTTTTCTATTAATATCTCCTAATTGACCAAAAGCAGATAACTCTGCATTTAATCTCATCATAGGTGCTAATAACATAGCTATTCTAGCTTTTTCATCATCATCTCCAGCAGCTTTCATCATACCTGTTAATCCTGCAATTAAAATACTTGTCATTAATATAAAAGCCATATCCATAGCATTTCTTCTAAGATTTGCTAATTCTTTAGGTGTAAGAGTAGAAGTATCTGTTTTTAAAACACTATTTAATATCCCGTCTTTTGAAGTATGGAAGCCAAATCCTACTTTAACCATCTCTTTAAATTCTTCTCTCATTAATCTGTAGAAAGTTCTATTATAACCTTCAGTAATATCCATTACTCTGAAATTCTTTCTTTCTCCTCTCCATCTTTTAGCAATTGAATTAGCCATAAAATTTCTCATAAATTTAATTACTCTGCTATACCAAAATTTATTAGCCATTGGTGCAGTCATTTTAGAATAGTTACCGTGAGTACTTTGCAGTACATAATTTAATTTATTTTTAAATGTATTTGAAAGTAACCCATTTGAAGTTGTAGAACCTAATTGAGATAAAATATTATTTTTAATTTCTATTTTTTTAGTTTCAGGATTCCAAGCATTTTTATATACTTCATATAAATTAGTATCACTACCATGCTCATCTTTTAATTTAGTTGTCTTCATTAATGCTAACATCATAGTTAATTGTACATTATGTTCTCCTAAACTTTGTAAAAACATTAAAGGTGAAGAATTCATTAAAATTCTAGCTTTAGATTTAGAAATCTTTCTACCAAATTTATCTTTAAATTCACCCATAAAAGGATCTACAATTTCTATTAATTGACCTATAAAAGTTTCAGGTATAGGATCTACAACATCTTTAATAAAATCATTAGAGAAAGAAGCATATTCTTTATTAGCCCATGCAAGTGTAGCTTTATCAACAAATTGTTGAGCATGAGATTCAATCATATTTTGAGCACCTCCTTGTAAATAATTGGCTACATTTGAAAATAATCCAAAAGGTAATCCCATACTTGTATTTGCAATTACTCCTGAAAGAGTATCTACAAGAGAATGTAAATCAGTTTCTCCTAAAACAGGTATGTTAACCATTGATTTTTCTCTACTAATTCCATAAATAGCATGATCTATATAATATTTAAAAAATGCTTCAACATTACTTTCAGATGAATCTACATAAGCATCTAATCCTGGAAGATTTAATTCTTCTGCAAATTTCTTTAATACTAATTTACCTTTAGAATCTGTTTTCTTAGGTTTGTTTGTAGCAATAGCAATTTGAAGAGCTGACATTAAAGGTTCTAATTTAACTCTTGATTCATATTGTAGAGCTTCTTTAGCAAATAATAATGTAGATTGAGCTAAATCTAAAGAAACATCTTCCAATGCTATTTTAGATGTGTACATAGTAGGTATAACTTTTAAACCACTTTCAGTAGTTTCACCATACTGCATTTTTGTATCACTTCCTACTTCATTAAATGCTCTATCCCATTTATCTTTAACAAATTTACCAATTCCATCCTGTGATTTTTCTAATCCTACTTTATTATTATAAGGTAAAATATACTTTTCTTCTTGAGATAATTGTTGAGGAAGCAATTGTCTGGATTTATGTGCTTGAGATATAAGCATATTATAGAAATTTAATTTTGGTATATCACCTCCATTTTGAATAGCAGTCCATTTATCATTAATGAATTTATCATTAGGTTCTCTTAATTCTTTACCTTCTTTAGTATCATTTCTAACTTCAATTATATTACCATATTTATCCATTTTAAAAGAAGCAATTTTCCAATCATTAAATTGTTTTTCAGAAATCAATTTATTTTCAACATCTTTCATTTTATCTTTTATAACAGATAAATAACCTTGTTTGATTACAACACCATTAATTACTTCATCTTTAGCTGCAATAGGTTTTGTATTTTGAGAATACCAATCATTTAATTTCTTCCAATATTCATTTCTATCTTCAATGTTTTTAATTGATTCTTGAAATTCTTTTTTCTCTTTATTGAATTTAGTAATATCTGTTTTTTGAACATAAGCTACTTCTTGTCTTTCAATAAATTCTTTTGAAACTGGATCAAAATAACCAAGTGTAATAATTTCAAATAATCCATCATTAAATTCTTTAGGATTATTTCTAATACCTTCTCTTGTTCTTGCATATTCTTTATATACAGGTAAAAATTCTTCCTGCAACTCCATTAAATGCTGACGTAACTCATTGTCATTATTATCAATAATTTGACTTGCTCCTGCTACAAATACATTAGGAGCATCTTGAGGAGCCATTAACCACATTTGAGCAAAAGAAATATCTTCATCCATACCATCTTTTAATTGACGAGTAATATCTTCTTCAGTAGTAGTTAATGTTCTTGTTTTAATCTTGATTTTATCTTTTAGATTTCCAATTTTCTTTTCTAGTTTTTTACTCTTATTATTACCAACCCCACCTGTCTTTTTATTTATCTCCAATAACTCTATTTGAGCTTCATTTATTTCATTCTGAATTTTATCTATTTTCTTTTGGAAGTCTTTAGTAAATTCTTCATTATCTGTAAATTGTTTAAAATTCTCAACCATAAAAGGAGTAATAGTTCTTTTATATTGATTATCAATATGATCTAACACTTTCTTTATATCACCTAATTTAGAAACTAAACTTTCAGGATCATTATTATCTTTACCTACTTCATCATAAAATTCTATTAACTCGTTCATTAAAGGTCTAAAGTGATTTACTTTCTTCTTATAACTCAATAAATTCTGAATAATTTCTCTATTATCAGTTATTTTTTTATTTTTAATTTCATTTACTAAACCATTAATTTTAGATTGTAAATTAAAATCTCCAGTAATAAATGTTTTATGTAATTCAGTTACATATAAAGCTAATCTACTTGCAGCTACAAAATCTTTATTTTCAATAACTCTTAACATTCTCTTTAAATCCTTAATACTATAAGTAGTATTTTCAGTTGAAATATGTTCTAATAAAGCAATTTCATTTTTAATTGCTAATACAACATTACTTACATTTTGTTCAAATTGAGTTTCATAAGTGTTAGCAATTCTAAAATTATGTTTTGAATCTATATTAGTTTTATTTAAATAAGTAGTATTTAATTGTAGAGGAAAATGTTTTTCAACATTAATTTTACTAACTTCATTTCCAGTGGTTTCTACAATATGAATAGGTAATATTTGTATAGGTTTAGAATCTTTAAGTGGAATACCTCTGGATTCTAATATACCTGCATACATAGATAATTGAGCTTCATGTTTTTCTTTTTTAGAACCTCTATCATTTTGAAATGCTTTATCATATCTATTAGTATATTCTTCTCCACTTTCACCTACTTTAGTATAATCTTCAAAATATCTACCATTAAATTTAGTTGGATTAACACTTGATTTTAAATCTATAATTTCACTATTACCAAATTCATCTACTAATATTAAATCAGCAGTACCTCCAATTTTCTCTCCTTCATTATAAAGAAATACTTGTGGAATTGCTACTTTAGTAGGATTTTGTTTTAAAAAGTTATTAAATTCATAAATAAGTTTATTAGTGATTTCTTCATTTATCTGACTTTCTTCACCTCTTTTATTTCTAAGTTTTTCTATAGTGGATAAAACATTTTCTAATTGATTTTCATCAAATCTAAATTGAATTACACTTCTAAGAATGTCATCAATTTGATTCCCCCAAATTCTATTATTTTCATATTTAGATTCATCAAATTTATCATCAAATTTAAATCTTTCATCTTTACCTATAATAGTAGAAGCTCTATCTAATACAGTATTATTTTTAAGTATATAATTCTTTTCTGTAGTACCACTTAAATCACTTGACATAGACATTAACTTCTCTGCATTTCTCTTTTGTTCAAATGTAGTATTAATATGTTCAAATTGTTGAGTGACAAGTGTATTTACTTCTTCACTCCAATCATTTTCTTTAAAAGTATCATCTTTAATTCCATTTTGTTTTCCAAGATTATTGAAGAAATTAAGACTATCTGTAATATCATTTGATTGAATTTTTTGAAAAAGTAAATCATCTGGAAATAAATCTTGATCTTGTACATATCCCCCAAATGAATTAGTTTGTCTTTTAACCTCACTTCTAATTAAACTTCTTGGATATTTTTTAGCTACTTCTTTTAAAGCTGCTATTTTAGTGTTAATTAAAGCTTGTTCTGTGTATTCTTTTTGAGGAGTGTTAGGAGTTAAACTTGGGTAAGTTCCATTTTTAATATTTAATTCTGCTTGAATATTCTTAATACTTTCTTTTAAATTATCTTTAGTTTGAGTTGGTTGAATACCATTAGTTTCTATTTTAAATAAATTGATAGCTTCTTCTAAAGTAATTTCTTTTATTTTATCAGTTAAATTCTTTAAATAAAACTTACCGTTTTCTTTAAAAACTTCTCCTTGTACAAATCTTTTTTCTCTACCAGAATACGCTGTAAATTTATCAGGTAAATTTTTATTTAAATTAATTTCAGGTTTAACTAACTTACCATATTTATCTATTCCCTTTTCTTTGTATAGAATAGACTGTAACTCTTCTTTAGAGTACCAATTATTATTATATTTATATTTACAAGCCATATTAATTATTATTTATTTTGTCCCAAAGATAAACTCTTGATTTTTTATACAATATATTTTCTATTTGCTTACCTAACTTATATTTTTCTCTTATCTCTTTAACAGATAAACCATTAATTCTATCTTTTATAGCTTCTATTAATAATTCATCAGAATATTTAGTTAAATGTCTTGACTGTATTTTTGTATTATTAATTAAATGCTTCTCTTCATCAGGAATAATATAATCAGAAACATCCACCCAAGTTCTATGAGATTTTATACTTTGTATTGTGTTTTGCGCTACATTAAACATTTTAGATATTTCTAAAGCAGTTTTATTGTAAGCAATTAATTTTTTAATTTCAGTTACCTGGTCTTTATTTAGTATATATCTTCCATTTTCAACTCTATTTTCCTTATCTTCTTTATGTTTTTTAGAAATAGATTTACTTAAATTTTCAAATCCTTTTGTTTTTATATATTTACCTGCTTTTTTACATATATTAAAAGGAGGGTTTAAATTGTCTAAAAACCATTGTTCTAATTTTACTAAATATATATCTGGGCAAATTGCTATTATTTCAAATTTAAAATTATTAATTCCATGCTTATTATAACTATTTTGTAATTTAATTGAAGAATGTTTGTTTCTTTTTAATTGATTAAAATGTTGCCATTCTCTGTTTTTTAAATTACAAGAACTACCAATATAAAATTTATTATTTACAAGATTAGTTATTTTATATATACCGCTTAACATTCTTTTTCTAATTTATTTATAAAATTGTTAACTTCTTCTAATCTTTTTTGTTGTAAAATTTTATTTACATTTTCAATAATTTTCTTAGTTTGGTATGGAACATCATCATCTGCTTCAAGTTCAAAGTTACTAAAATTTAATGATATAGCTAACTCGTTGTGGTGGTGTGATAAATCATCTACAATAGAAGCAAGATTTGGTTGAACAGTAGTTACATTACTTAAAGAAGGATATTTAGTATAACTAACTCCAAGTAATTCAGACTTTTTATCCTTATTTACTTTTTCGGAAGCATCCCAAACACTGCCACTATATACATCTGTGTTAGCAGCCCATAATATATCATTAGATTGTGGATATAGTTTAAACTTAATCTTACCACCACCACCTTCTAAATGTCCTATTTGTTTATCAATAGGTTTAGTATATGCAGATATTGCAAATTTACCACCAGCTTTTTCATTATCTTCTATATGAGATAATAAATTTTGCATCATAAGATTTACATCAAAATTAGAATAAGCTCCTACAACAGAACTAAACTCTTGACCTCTTGAATATATTTCTTCAGGATTATATTGAATGTTATTTACTCTTTTCCATTCTTCTATAATTTCTTTAGATTGTTCATATTCTTTGTTTTTTTCTATGAAGCCTTCTACACCTGCTTTATTTATATAATTATCAGATAAATTAGAATTCCATAAAGTAAGAATATCATCATCCAACATTATTCTATTAGTATCTTCAATATACCATTTTCCAGCTTTTTTATTATAAGTAGTATTGTCAAACTCATCAACAAATTTATTTACAGGTATTTCACTTGCTTTTTCTACTTTTTTTCTTATATTTAAACTAACATTATCTAAATCAACATCTTCAACACTTTTAGTTAATTGACCAATGTGTTTACTTGCTTCTTGATAAGTTTTAAATGTTTGATTATCAGGAGTGGTATATTCTACTTCATATCCAGGTAATATAAGTTTACTATTAGAATAGGCTAATAAATCAGCTAAATCATTAATAGTCATATTATCAGGTAATTTATCTATTTCTACTTCTTTTTGAAATAAAATATCTTTCATAAAAGATTTTATTTCTTTTAATAATCTTTTAAGTAAAGATATTAGTTTACCATCTTTAACAGCATCAAGTTTTTCAGCAGTCATCATTCCTAGGAGTTCTACAATGGCTTCTTCTTGTTGTTCTTCTAAAGTATATTCTGTTTTATTAGGATTTTCTTTTTGATATTTTTTAGCCTTTTGTTCATCATTAAATGTTTTACCATCTATTTTATACACATATTCTTGTACCCCAAAAACATCATCTTCTAAAGTAATTTCTTTTAGATTTTCTTTATATTGATAATCCCTCTTAACCCTATCTAATACTTCTTTACCTTTACCATATTCAAGTTCTTTGAGTAGGTTTTGGTATAATTCAGCTTTAGGGTTAGTTTGAATAGTTTTATCATATCTGTATATAATAGTTCCATCAGGAGCATCATAAGCTGCTAAATATCTTATTCCATTTTTTTCTATAACTTGATTTTTCTCAATAATTTTATCAGCATCTTTTTCAGTAAGATTTTCTTCTATTTGAAACTTACTACCATTTTTAATAGCTCTAATAATAGGATGTCCTAATATTTCATGTATTGGAGTGTCTAATGTTGCATAAGCTAAATTAATATAAGCTACATTATTTTCAATTTTACCTTTATAATCTTTACTTCTATCAGATTCTATTTTATAAGGAATACCTATTCTATCAGACATTCTAGCTGCTAAATCTCTAATAGTTTTTTCTGAAGCTATTTGTCCTTCATTGGATTGAGTTTGTTTTTGAAAAGAAGTATTTCTACCTATTTGATTTTCCATCCATAATTTAGAAGGAAATTCATCCAATCTATTATTACTTTCTTGCCATAGAGATACTATACCACCTATATATTCAGGTGTTTTACTAAACTCTTTAGCCCAATCTTGTATTTGTTGATTACTTATATTTGTACAATGCATATTATGATTTTAATGAATAACATTTTTTGGTTTTATCTTCTATTTCTTGTTTACTTTTCCCTGCTTTAACCATAAAGTTATTAGCAACTCTTTCTAATTCCTCAATAGTTCTATTTTTAGTGCCTTCTAAAGTTACTTTAGTTATTGCTGAATATTGATTAATTAAATTAATAAAATTTAATCTTACTTCAGTTTCATCTTTAGCTTTTTCCTTAGTTTTATTAAACATATTCATTTTCACTTTCTCTGTTTGTTCAGGTGAAAGTACCATGTCTAATTGATCTTTAATACTATTAGTTAAAGAAGATATTTCACCACTACCTAATATAATATGTTGATTATATAATGCTTTAGTTCCTTCAATATAACCATTTTCAAATTGATTAGCAATAGCTTTAGCTATATTTACTAATCTTTCTCTACCATTTTTATATGTTTTTAATTTAGCATCATTATTAATAATCTCATAAATAGTATTATTAAATAAATCACCATAATAAATATCACCTTTTAAAGATTCTTTACTTGAGTTACTAAGTTCTAGCACTTTACCTTCAGGTGATATTTGAAAATTAATCCAACTACCATCAACTTGAATACTATCTTGTACAGCAGTTAATTTTAAAGGTATTCTAGCACTATTTTTACCAGATAAATAAGTTATTATAGGAAATCCTATTTTACTATAAGGAATAATTTTATCACCTGATTTATATGTTTTAGCTATTTTTTTAAATATAACTATTTCATCTCTTAAAATAAATTTTTTATTTTCTTTTTTAATTTGAGATTTTTGTTCAGGTTTCATTCCTTTAGTAATTCTTGCAAATTGATTTACTACTAAAGTGTTATTTTTACTATCAAAGAATATAGGGTAATTATCTTCCAATACTAACTCCTCTTTTTCATTAGTATCACTTTCATTATCATTTACAAAATCCTCACTTTCAATTTTATTATCTTTAATCCATTTTTCATCAATTACTTTTCTTAGAACATCAATCTTTTGAGATTTTAAATCAAAGTAATTATTTTGATTTAATCCAAATTTAATTATAAAGTCTAAATTCAATTCTTCTTTAGACATTCCAAAAGTTTCTATATATTCTTTACTGGAACTCATTTTACTGAATAATTCTTGAACTTTATCTAAAGCATTTGAAGTTTCAGTAAATAATATAGGATCAATAGCTTTTATAAAAGATTGATTTTGAAACATTAAACCATCTTTAACTACAAGATATTTAAACATATCCTTAGCAAATTTAGTTTTAAGAGTATTAATTCTTCTAATTTCAGGATCTCTTTCTAAGATATTATTATTTTCTGCAAAATATAAATCATTAAAACTCGAAATTATACTTGAAATAATATCTGGATTTTTTAAAGCTCTTGAATTAGCTCCAAAACCATGAAATCTATAACCAAATAAAGTATTTTTATTTGCTTGTTTTTTAAGATAATCAATATTTTTTATTTCAAGAAATTCTAAGAAATCATTTTTAATTCCATTTTTATAATTATATTCAATTATTTGTAAGAAATTAGTTTGTAATTCATTATTCTCTTTAGTGTTATCTTTAGCAATTTCTTCTAAAGGAGTTAATAAAAATTCTTCAATTTTAGGAAGTTTATCATCAGTATTTTTAACACTTTCAGCATAAGCCATCACTGTTAAATATGATAAATAATGTTTTCTTAAATTACTTTGAAAATCAACATTACCTGCTTTATAATCTTTAAATAAAGTAAGTATATCTTCTCTTGTTTTTTTAGCTGTTGGAGTTTGAGATATAAAATACTTTTCACTTAACTTAGTTAAAGCTAAAGCTGTTTTAATAGATTGTTTTAAGAATTTATCTTTTTCAAAAATATCACCAACACCATTTCCAATTATCTTAGTAGTATCTTTATAATTTTTATAAAATTTATCAGTAGGTTTATCATTTTTTACAATATCTAAACCATTTTCACTAACACTCCATCCTAAATTATTTAAAGCTGTAATAAACTTTTCAGATTCTGCAAATGTGCTTTTAAAACCTTTAATTAATTGTAATAAATTTTGCAGATTACTAAATACAGTAGATGCTTTTTTATAATGGAAATATTCATTAGAGATTCTTTTTAAAATAGCTTTTTGATTACTTACAGGTTTTTCTTCTTGAGAAAATAAATCTTTTTGTTCTTGATAGTCACCAAATCTTTCTTTAAATTGTTGTTCATTAGAAATATCTTGACCACTTTCATTTCTAAAAGTCCATCCTTTAGGAGCTAATATTAGTGTAGGTAAATTTAATTTAAATCCTGCTTTAGCTCCTGCTTCATCTAAACCTGTTTGTCCTCCAGTTCTAATTCTTTCTATTGGATTTTCTAAATCAGGTGAACTTAAAACAGCTTGTAATAATTCATATACATAATCATCTAATTGCTCTTGAGTATATTTACCTTTCATAGTATATATACCATTACCAGCAATGTTTAAAGTCTTAGCTTTAGTTTCATTTAATTGTTCTACAATATTATCAACTATTTCTGGAGTTACTTCTAAAGAGTCTTTAATATCAATAGGAATATATTTTTTACTTTGTCCTTCAACAGAAGATTTAGTTAATCTTTCACCAGCACTTGTAAAATCTACTGCAATAGCTATTGTAGCATCAGCAGAAGCGTTTTTAATAGTTCTTTGTTTATAACCTGTAGATTGTTCTTCTAAAAAAGTAATTCCTTTAGAAAATTCTTCTTTAATTACTTCTTTATTTTTCAAAGAATCCAATAAAGTTTGATAATTTAAATCTCCTTCAAATTCAGATTCACCTTCTAATTGAAATATACTTTCTACTTTCTTCTGTAATTCTCTATTTCCTTTACTATCATCATAATCTTGTTTAGATTGAATAGTTTTATTATATGATTGAGATAATTCAGAAATCTTTTTAACAATTGGAGATTTCATTAATAACATTACATTATTAAAATTATGACCTACACCAATCATAGCTAAAGCTACAGGAAGTGTTTCAGTAGTTAAATTAAACAGATTAGCCATTTGCTCTTTAGCATTATCAGTCATTGCTGCTAATAATGTAGCTATACTATCTTGAACTCTTTGAGCATCTTTTTCATCTACTAATTTATTATTTTCATCTCTTGAATAATTAACAAAAGGTTCTAAATTAATCTTTTCACCTACTTTTCTTTCAATAGTTACTTTATTTTTAAATAATATTCCAAAGAGATTATTAAACAAAGCTACTGGTCCAATATTAGCAGCTCCTGTTGAAATAGATATGTCAGCAAGAGTTTTAGAAAGCATATCATGTACTCCATATCCTAAATCTTTATTAATTAATCCTTCTCCTTCAAGAGTTTCAATTAAATCTTTAAATAATTTAAGACTTGTAGGTGTATTAGTTATTTTATTATTACCATCATTATTAATTAGCTTTCTTTCTAATTCTAATAACATATTATTAGTTTCTCCTTTTGTTAAAGGTTCTATACTATCTATATTACCAGATTGATAAGCAATATAATTACTTTCAATTACATCTTTATTTTTATAAGTCCATTCTCCTTTATTGAATATAATTTTATTAATAATGAAAGATTGTTCTAATAAAGTTAATTCTAAAGATTTAATTTCATCAATGATACCTAATAATTCAGAAGTAGCTGGTTTTACTAATTGTTCTCTAGTAAATACATTTGGTATTTCTTTAACTTTTCTTAAACTATTTTCAGCAATAGTTTTTTCTCTGGTTAATTCAATTAATTCTTTACTATTAGTTTTTAAATCATTAAATGTAGAAGATATTTTTTTATTATCATAAGCATCAGATAAATATTCATTATATGCTTGTTCTTTAGCTTCTTCCAAAGTTGATTGAAATAAATAACTACCATATATTCCTGTTTTTTTATTTAAAACATTTGTATAAGTTTGATTTACTCTTACATATAAAGCATCAATATCAAAGTCAGCTCCAGATAATTCAACAATTTCATTTGGTAACATAATTGCATTACCATAACTATCAGGTAGTATATCTACTATTTTACAATTAATCATAGAGTGTTTATCTTCTGTTGGAATTCTGACTCCAGATATATATAAAAATTCTTGAGGTATTTCACCTTTGTGAAATTGATCTGCTGTAAATCCAAATTTCTTTAAGAATCTTTCACTTACTACAATTTCAGAATAATATTCATGTTTTTCTTTATCATAAACATCATGTCTTAATCTTTGAGAAACAATATTAGCTCCTCTTGGTCTATTATCTCCTTTAGATTGTCTAGTAGTGAATGTTTTAATTACATTACCTTCATTATCAATTTCTCTCTCTAATTCACTACCAACACTTGACATTAAAGATAATTTAGAACCAGCAACTTTTTGTTTAAGTGTACCACCACTAACAAAAGAAAGGAACATTGATTGAAATTTAGTTTCAATTGCAGGATTATTTAAATTGTATTTAGGTTTGCTACTATTTCCTTGTTGAAATAATTCTAGTTGTTGAGGATCAGCAGATGATTTTTCAATTGAATCTATAAAACTTTTTAAAAGTAAATCCCATTCAGCATCTCCATTTTCATCTAACATCTCTTTTTTAAGAGCTTTAAATCCTTTATCAGTTCTTTCAGCTAATTGTTTTTCATAAACATTTAATGCAGTACCAATATTTATTTCTTTATTTTTAAAATAAATTAAAGTTTCATTTATTTGTTCAGTAGAAATTAATCTTAAAAATTGAGTAGGATGTGTTATTTGTTTTTTAACTCCATCAGTTTTTTGTTGATCAATTAAACTTGCATTTGGTACAGAAATTGATGAAATAACTTTTTTACCATTTTCATTTTTATATAAAAAAGGTTGCCCATTACTAATTTCATGTATATTGTATTTACTTCTTTTCCAAGCACTATCATATACTGCAATAGCATTATTTAATTCCAGTTCATTTAATAAATTATGTTTATATTCTTTACCAGGGATAGCTTCAAATAAATTCTGATATTTTTTAGTTAAATAAGTAATATAAGCATTATCAGAAGGTGATGCTTGTAATTTCAAATCAAATAGTTCTTTATGTATTAGAAGAGCTTCTTTAAGATTTTCTTTTGAATAATTTTTTAATCTTGAAGTTGTTTCTCTTAAAATTGGAGAAATTGAAGTTTTTAAATACCAATCTAAACCAAAACCTTGTGTTTTATTAGGTTGGTGTTGTGCATTATTATCATAGAGGTAATCATAATCTTCTTTAGTTATTTTTTGTAATTCACCTTCACTATTTATATAATAATTTAAGCCACTATCAATTCCTTGATATATTTCTTTAATTCTATTATCAATTGATTTAGAATTTAGAATAACTGATAAATGATGAAAAGGAGTATTGAATGTTTGAGCATCTGTAGTATCAATTTTATTTACTACTTCAGATCTAATAGGGATTATATTTGTAACTCCACTACCATAATTAGAACCACTACCAATCATACCTTTAGCTCTTTTTACAAAGTCATTAGCGTTTTTACTAGATGTAGCATTGTCTCCATACATTAAAGAATTAATACCATAAGACATTAAATAGTCATTTAAAAAAGCATTTTTTAAAGCATTTTTATCTAATTGATTTCCAGAAATAAAAGATTTTGGTAATAAGTTAACTTCACCCTCTTTAAGAAGACCTTTATCTTCTAATAATTTAATATATTCGTCAACTTGAAAATCAATAAAATTAGATAATCTTTGTTTAATTTCTTCTTCAGAAAGATCTTTTTCATTTAATTTAGTATTTTTATTAGCAAAGTTAAATAACTTTAATCCTTTTGGTATTAAACTATTTAAATTAATTTCTTTTTTTATTGTAGAACCATCCTCTTGTTTTTCATTATAATATAATTCTTCTTTAGATAGGTTTACAACATTATTATTATTATCAATGTCTAAATAGAAATAAGTTCCATCACTATGTGTAAATATTTTAACTGATTTATTACCATTAGTGCCTTCTACACCAATATTTTGTAACATATAATGAAATCCTTCATTATATCCATCTTTCTTAAAACCTAAATAATATTCATCTATTTCACTTTGAACAATTTTAATTCTCTCTACTTCTTGATTATATATAGAATATAAGGAATTCAATCCTTTTTCATTAATTTTACCTTTTTCAATAAAATTATTAAAAGGTAATAATACCATTGGTATAGTAGATGCACTTTCATATTGAGAAGCTATATAATAAGCATATTTTTGTTTACCTACAACTTTTAAATTATATTTATTATAAGCACTATCAGCTAAAAGACTTAATCTATATAATATTTTAGCAGTAGTATCAGCATTATTATAACTTTTACCATCACTATCAGAAAATAATCCATAATTTTTAGAAGATACATCTACATCTTCACTATCTTCATACTCAGTTACATTAGTTTCTTCTTGTCTAATACCTCCAGCATAAGCCATAGTTAAAGTGGTAAATAAAGTATCAATATCTACATTATTAAATAGAGGATTATGATCTAACACTTGTAAAAAATTATCTACTTGATATTCTTCTGTAAAGAAACTATATAAATAATATGTACCATTTTCTTCATTATTTAATACTTTATCTTTAAATGTTTTAACATCTTTTGTTTCAAGATATTCTTTAATTAATTGAACATTATCTTTATCTTTTAATATATTTAATCTTCTTGAAATATCAGAAGGTGGTGTAATATCAAATATTCTTTTACCTTCTTGATTATTAAATGAAGATGGAATTATACTTGTATCAAATAAAGCTGTACTTTCAGCTACATCCATTAATTTACCAACAGCTCCTAATAAAGGTTCTGCTTTTTGAGTGGCAGGGTCTATATCATTATATATAGTGTTAGTTCCAAAACTAATACCTGTAGTTAATGTTTTTTCAATACCATCTAAAAATTCTAAATTAATAGGTTTTATATCACTTGCTGAAAAATTATTATACCAATTTATTTCTTCATTTGTAAGTAAATTAGTATTTCCTGTTTCAAATACAAAGTTTATTAGATTGTATTTAATAAATTGTTCAGGTAATTCAATACCTAAATCAGAAAATGAACTTTTGAAAGTATTCACTAAAGCAATTACAGCTTCACTTTTTTCTTGTGATTTAAGTGATTTTGTATTTTCTAATAAATCTACATATTTTTGTAAAATATTATCTATATTACTTTTATATAAATTTGCTTTAAAATCAATTTTAGCTTGTTCTAAATTGTCAATTCTTTTAGAATTCCAATTTCTTTCCCATCTACTAAATACTTGTTTACCAACATTTCTATTATTAGCATTTAACATTCTGGTTACACCTTCTTTAGAAAATAATACATCTTGTAAATAAGTTCTATTTTTTTCAAAATCAGAAGATATAAAACTAAATGTAGGTGATTTAGTTAATATTTTATAATATAAAGGACTTAATATTTCATATAATTTAGCAAAATCTTCAACATTAATTTCAGGTAATTCAAAACTATTATTTTTCTTTAATTCACTATAAATATCTTTATACCATTGATGTGTAAATGCTTTAATTTCAGGAGAAGTATTAGAAACAGAATATAATAATCCTAAATGTTTATAAGCTGGAGCACCAACTAACATTTTTGTTAAATTAGAATATAAATGATTTCCGTTAATAGCAAAACTATAATTTTTACTTTTATCATTAACTATATAATCATCAAATGGTTTTCCAATGCCAAATAAATCAATATTTGTACTCACTGAGGAAATATATTGCTTTACTTTTTTAGATGCTTTATCCCAAGCATGATTAATTTCATTTTTACTTTTTTGAACAATTCCTGTATCATTTAATTCATCATCTTCTAAATCATCACTATCATCTAATTGTTCTTGTAAAATAGAAGATTCATTTACAAGATTATATAAAGGAAGTCTTTCAAAAACTTCTTGAACTACTATTTCTTGATTTTTTAAATTTCCTAAACTTTTATATACATTTAAATATTTTGAAGCTGTCTTATTTGCTAAATCATCATCTTTAATAGAATCAATTAAATCAGCAATAACTTCATTATTAGGGTTAAATCTCTCTCTAAATAAATCATAAATATCACTAATTTCATCATCAGTAATAATTTTTGATCCTTTATTTTTTAATATTTTAGCAGCTTCATTTGTAATTGTGTTAATGATAGCTTCAGATATTGAATAACTTAAATATCCTTTTTTATCTATATATTTACCATTAGTTAATTTAAGTTTATATTCTTGTACTAAAAGTTTATTTACATCAATAGAATTATTGACATTTCTAATTACAGGAAATTTCTCTTTAGCATTTTTAAATTTACCTTGATAAATATCTGAGAATAATTGTGTTACAGCTCTTTCATTAGATGTATTATTTTTATCAAATATCCCTTTTAATAAATTCTTTATTCTTTCAAAGATTCTTCTTAACCATGATTGTGTTACAGATTTTTCAGCTTTCATATACTCCATAAAAGCATCTGCCATTTTTTCTTCTAGCCAAAGATTTTTTAATTCTTGTTGAGATAAATTAATTAAATCAGAAGATGATTCTTTTAAGGTTTGTAATTGTTCTTTAGTTGGTGTGCCATATAAAGATTCAGCACCATTAAGAGTTTTAATAATTCTACCTCTATCAAGCATTAATCTAAATACAGCATGAAAAGCTTCATGATATTCAAAACCTTTTACAGATTTACCATTTTTAGTAGCAAGATATATAGTTTTTAATTTACCTATAAATCTACCACCTACTTCACCTTTAGTTTTAAGGTTTCCGAGTATATCAATTAAATCAGTAACTTCAATAGTTCCATTAGGATTATCTTGAGTTTTAATAGGGAGTATTTGAGATAGATTTTTGATTGCAGTATTATACTCAATTAAATCTTGGGTAGATAATTCTAATAATTTATTAGCACCTTCTGTTTCAGCTTCATTTTGAGCATTTGTAACAATTTGTACAAATTCTTCTAAACTCAATCCTTTTTCACTAATTTTAGATCTACGATAAACTCTTGAAAGTAAATCTTCTTCTTTTGGTAATTGTTCAAAATTAACACCTAATTCTTCTAATTTATCTATATTTGGAGTTTGTTTAACTTCTATTTTAGGTTCTAAAGCAGCTAATTCTGCATCATATTTAGCGTTGATTTTATCTATTTCAGGTTTTAAAAGTTTTGATAACTCTTCTTTAGAATAACCACCTCTTTCTATAATCCTATTAAGTGTTTGACCTCCTCCCCCAATTTCAGGATTGTTTCCACTGTCATTAGAGTAAGCTAATTCCATTAACTCTCTTGAAACATATTCATCTACCCCTAAAACTTTTACACTATTTTTAGATGTCTGTTTTTCACTTGTTCCAAACTTTTTTAAAGCTTCTTGTCTTCTTCTTTTTATATCAGCTTCAATAAGTTGCTTATGAGTTTTGTTTTCAGGATTATCTAATTTTTTACCTTCAAAATAAACATTATCACCCTTAACTTCATAATTTGTATTACCTACTTTTCCTTGTGGTAAATCTGCATTTAAGTTTAATTCTATTTCAGATTGAGTAGTAGATGTAGGTTGTTCTTCTAATGCTTTTAGTTCTGCAGAAGGAGTAGGAGAACTTTCAACTACTTGTATTATTGTTTTAGCTTCTTCTTGAGCTTCTAATTTAACAGTATTTTCATTAAATAAATCTTCCTGTTCTTTATTTTGTATTTGTTCTTTAGCTTTTTGCTGTTGATTTATTTCTTCTTGTTGTTTTTCATTTCTAAGTCTTATATTTTCTCTAGTAGAAGTAATTTCTTTTACTTGTGTTCTATCAGGTCTTAAATATAAATTATATCCTAACTTCTTTTTAGTTACAAGATTTTCTAAAGATTGTTGATTATTTTTATTTAATAATACATTAGTATAGAATCCGTTTATTGTAGCATTTACGTTAGTTGCTTTTCTAAGTTTACCTAATACTGAATATTGGCTATCTTTTAAAATTAAAGAAGCAATTTCTTCATTTAATTTATTTTCATTTAAGACTTCATGTCTAAATTTTTTAATTTCTTCAATTTTTTGACCTAAAGTAATTTCTCCTTTTTCAAATCTTTTATTAATTGGGTCTAATTCTTCTTTACCTTTAGCAAAAGATTTAAAGAAGTTTTGACCATCAAAATAAATTGAAGAAGCTATAGTAGTTTTCTTCCCATTAATCTCTAATTCAAATGATAATTGCCCTATTTTATCAGAATAAGTAGATATGAAAGGAGTTACTTTAACTTTTTCTGTTTTATTTAATCCTGTTACAGATAAGAATAAATCAAAATTTTTAATATCTTCTTTAGGGTCTAATTCTTTTTTAGTTTTATCTTTATATTCTTCATAATAAGAACTCAAACCTTCACTCATAATTTGAAGTGCTGGTAATAATGCTTTTTCATTATTTAAAAAGTTAACTATAAATTCTTCATTATTATCTAATCCTTTTAATTTAGAAATAGTTTCATTTGAAGTGAAAATAGGTTGAATATATCCATTAGAATTAAATACTAATAAAGAAAATAAACTCCCTTTAGTGCTTATAGCGTTTTCTTTTTTATATGATACTAAATTTTGGATAGCTTTTCTTTCTTCACTATTTTCTTTATCATCTCTATCTCTCCATAATACAGTACCATCTTCATTTCTTTCTAATTTACCATTAATAATATTTACAAAATATAATTTTGAAAATCCCTGACCATCTCCAGTAGATTTACCAAAAATAACTATATTTTTATCTTCACCATTTACTTTAATAGTTTTAGTAGCAGCTTTAGTTAATACATTATCTGGATCATCAAGAGTGTCTTCTATTCTAGTTTCTATTATATTTCCATCTTTATCTTTATTATCAGTAAAATTCATCTCTATTTGAGATGAAAAAGAATTAAGATTAATCTGACCATTTGTTAAATTATTAAAATCTTCAAATGATATATCACCTCTTTGAGTGATAGTATTCAATTTATTAGAAAAACTATTTAATTCTGTTAAATATTGACCTAACACTTTTCTATCTTCAATAGTAGAAATTAAATCTGAAGGAAATAACATTCCTAATACAATCTCTAAATAACCATCTTCTTTTAATTTACTAAAATCAATTGGACTCCATTTATCATTTATTTTAAGATAAATTTGATTTGGCATTTGGAATCCACCAATAAGTTCTCCATCTACTTTCATTTGAAAGTTAAATGGTTTATTATTACCTCTTACACCACTTAATGAAATTACATTTTGATTATCTTTTTCTTTTAAATCTGCTACAGCTTGTTCAATAGATTTAGGATTTTCTAAATCTGTTAAAGTAAAAGTAATTCTTTTTCTAAGATCTTTTTCATTTGGATTATTAGCAATTGAAGCTAGTTTATTTTCTTGTTGTTCATTATTAAATAAACTAAATAATTCATTTATATTAGAGAAATATGGTTTTTTACCATCTTCTTTCTTTTGTTTTTCAGCTTCTTTTTTAGTTTGTTGTAATTCTATAATTCTTTCTTTTGCTTTAGCAATTAAAGTATTCACATTAACTTTCAATGTATCATTAACAGTTTCTTTATATTGTTTTAAATGAGCTACTAAAGCATCAAGTGTATCTAAATCATCTTCTTGATTGATTATTGTACTTACTTTTGAAATATATTCTTTCTGAGCTTTTACTTGCTCACTATCATCTTCTTTAACTTGTAAATCAACATTATTTTCAATTTCTTTTTCTGTATCTTTATCTATTTCAAGTCCTTGATTATGTAAAAATGTTTTAGCTTTTTCTTTTAAAAATTTTATTGTAGCAGCTCTTTCATTTCTTTTAACTTCTTTATCGAATTTCTCTCTACCATTTTTAGTATTGAGATGATTATAAACAGCAATTAAATCTTTTCTTTTTCTTTGAATATTAGCTAAATCATCAATAGATTGTTTAATTGTATCTTTATCAAAGATATTTTCACTCAAATGATTTTCAATATCTTTCTGTAATTGATTTAATTCTTTATGAGCTTGTAAAAAATTATCTACATTTTCAAAATTATTGTCTATTTTAAATCCTAATTTTGATAATTTATTTTTTGAGTTATTTATTTCATCTAATTTAGATTGAATTGAAGATTTTAATTCTTTAAGTTTATTTTTAGATTTATCTCTTAAATCTATTAGGCTTTCTTGATCTGATATAGAAATACCATCTATATCTTCAAGCATTTTTAATTCTTTATTATAATTTTTAATTTCTTTAGCTAATTCTTTAGTAATTAAACTATTTTGAGTACTATTAAAATTAAGTAATTCTTTTAACTTATCACTATTTACAGAATCATTTTTACTTTTAGATAATTTATCATTAATTAAACCAACTAAACTATCTTCTCTACTATCTAAATCATTAGTAGTGTACATTAAATGATGAATAGCTTCGTTAAATAACCTAGCATCTTTATCATTAAAATTTCTAACAGGAGCTACTTTAGATGCTAATTCTTTAGTAGATTGAAAGTTATCTACTTTTTTATTAAATTGTTCAATAACTTTATTTTTTCTTTCAGTGAGTTCATCATTACTTAATGCTTTTTCATTTGCATCTAATTTATCATAACCAAATTGTTTAGCAAAATCAGCATTATCCATGTCTTTAATCATTGCTGCATATTGCTCTTTAGATTCATTTAATAACCCTACATTATCTCTACTTTTAACAAATGAAAACATAGCATCACTTTCATGATTCTTAGCTTCAAAAAAATCTCCATTTTCAAGAGCTTCATCTCTTAATCTATTAGATGTAAGTATTGTAGAATTACTTTGTATTTGATTTTGTACATTATTAATATTAACTTTACTTGCTTGTTTAATAGCTGATTTAATAGCTTGTTTTTCAGCACTTTGTTCTTCAAAAGCTTCAAATACACCACCTTCAAATGAAGCTATAACTTTATTACCAAAACCTTTTACATTTTTAGTTTTACCAGTAGCAATACCCATTCCAGGTATTCCTAAAGCACCTATAATAAATCCAATTCCTGCGTCTTCACTACCATAAGTATCTTTGAAGTTTTTACCAAAGGATTCTATTAAATTAAAACTATCATTATAAGCTGTAGCATCAAATTTCTTTTTAATGTAATCTTGACCAATAGCTTGAAACTCTCCTTGAAGAGCTTCTTCATTCATTTCTGTTAAAGGATTCTTTAATATTTTTGCTGTTGTATAAAGAGCTTTTCTTGTTTTAGAAGCAGTTTCATAAGCAGCTTCTAAACCTCCTCTTAAAGCATAATCTTTAGCTAAATCTTTAGCTTCTGTATCTACAGCACCTTTACCAAATAATTTTAAATCAGTAGAAAGACCTTTACCGAATATATTTTTAAATTGAATAAAGTTGCCAACTGATAATAATGCCATATTAGCACCAAATATTAAATTAGCAGTTTTTTTAATTTCTCCATCAGCCATTGCTAAAGCATTAGCATCAGGTTCTACACCATATTGTTGTTTATATTGTTCTGCATAATTTTTTCTAGCAGTATCAAGAAAGTTTCTTGCTTCTACACCAGCTTCATAACCAGCACCTACAGCAGCAGATTTTACTATATCTTTACCAAGTGCTTTTAATTCAGCAGAACTTGCTTCTTTGCCAAAAAGAGAAAATATTTTTTTAGCTCTACTCATTAAAGAAGCAGTTTCAGCAGCTTGTACAACTCCTCCAGCTCCAAAAGTAGCACCAGTTAAAGCAGATAAAGCCATTTCAGATAATACAGCACCTACAGAGAAAGACATTCCTCCAAGTACACCATCTCCCCAGAATTGAGCATTATTTAATTTAGAGAAAAATCCTTCTTGTTCTTGAGCTTTTGTAGCATAAATAGGTAGTGCACTATCTAAATCTTTAGATTGTTTATCCATCCATCTATGAAAATCATTATCATATAATTTAGTCATATCACCATTTATGATAGCATTTGGAATAGAAACTAATCCTCCTATAATAGTATCACCAACAGTAATTGCTGTTTTACCTGCAAATTTAATTAATGCATTTGCAGTAGCATCTAAATTAGTTTGTTGTAAAGCTCTTTGATCTTGAGAATATTGAAAATTTGTAGTACTTGGCATTAATTCTCTATTACTAAAGCTTTCAAAATCATCTTTAGTCATAGGAATACTTGTCTGATTTGGTACTTGTACTTTATCAGAAGCATATTCTTCATTTTTAGAAGGTTTAATGATTAAACCTGTATTTGGATCAACACCTTGTACTGTTGATATTTCTTTTAGTATGTTGTCTAAAAAACCTGGCATATTTTTATTTTAAATTAAGGTATAAATATAATAAAGGTATCATTTTCAGATACCTTTTTAATTGTTTTAAATAATGATTTTGATTACATCAAATTAATTTTTAATTATTTAATATAATATTCTACAGTTGCATTTTTATTTGAAGGGTATTTTAAATCTAATTGTTGTTGAGCATAAGAAGCATTCCCATTACTTTCTTTTAATTTTTGTAAATAAAATTCTGTTTGAGGACCTCCTCTAAAATGTACAAGTTTTTCAATCATTGATTTTTGTGAAGGATCTACTTTATATTTAGTTATAATATTTTTAGCTTCACTTTCTAATACATTTGGAGCATACCATTCATTATAAAAACTATCTTGTAAAACATGATTTTTTAAAAATTGTTGAGGTGTTAAATTGGGATTTCCTGAAAAACTTTTTATTTTATTCCCCCATTCACTCCAGATAAATTGATATTTTCCATAAGCATTACCATTCACAGCACCATAACCATTATCAGGTTGCCCTTTACTTTCTAAATTAACAATGTCTTTATCTCTTTGTTTACCCTCAGAAGTTATTGAAATCTGATTATTGACTGCTGAGGGTTGGTAAAATTTCCAGTAGAAGGTATTATAGGTCTAGTTTCTTTAACTACTCTGTCAAGATACTTATCATATATTTGACTTGATACAACTTCACCAAGACTTTGAGACATATTCATAATTTGACTAATTAAAAACTCTTTAGTTCCTTGCTCACCTTTTTGTGCTTTTAAACTTGCAATAATTTGAGTATCTTTCATTAATCTCTCCATATTTAAAGTAATATTAGTTACTAAACCAATATTATTAGTATGGAAATTAATTCTATTATCTTTAGTTGATATTCCATTTATATCTGCACTATCATATAACTCTATTAAATAGTCTCCTTTAGAGATACCGTCTACACCTCTATTACCAAAATCTCTTTTAATAACAATATCTCCTTGTTCTTTTAATCCTGGATAAGTGTATCTCATATATCCAGCATTATTAGAAAGACCATCATGTATTTTCTTATTCTCCTGAATCATAGTTCTACTTTCAACACCTAATACATCATCTGCAATTCTTTCTAAAGAATTATCTCCTGCTATTTTTATACCTACAGTGGTTAACTCATCATTACTAAGATCAATATTTTTAGATTTATTTTTTCTACCTAAATCTAAACCACTTACAGTAAGACACGCATAAAGCTCTCCATCAATATTTTGAAAAGTAACTGTTTCTACAGATTCTACATTATCTTCTCCAAGTTTCTTTTGTTTTTTTAATCTTTGAGCTTTAAAGTTATCTAATTGTTCTGCTGTTAATTGTTCTCCTGTTCTTACATAAAATATATTACCACTACTCCCTTGCTGACTTATTCTTTCATCTAAAGAAGATTTTAATTGAGCTTTATATTTAGCTGCGTCATCAGCAGATTTACCACTTGAAGTAGTAGCAGCATCTATATAATAAACAGTCCCTCTACCAAGTCTTTGTATCTCTTTTAATTGAGCTAATTTATCATTAAAGAGAGTTAATGATTTAGTATTATTAACTGCTAATTTTTCTTTATACTCTTTATACGCATATGCCTCAGGACTTAATTGTGAAGGATTTGTTCCTTGACCAAATCTACTTCTCTCTCCTACAGGAGTATATGGTTTTTTACCTGAATTTAAATCATCTATTTCTTTTTGTAGTTCTAATTCTGATTTGGTTATAGAAAGATTATTTTTCTTTTTATATTCATCAAAAGTAAATGTTCCTTTTTCTTTTTCAGTATTATAAGCAGTACCTGTTAATTGAGTCCAGAAATCATTTAATTCTTGAAGAGTCCCATTATGACTATCTAAAGTAATTTGTTGAGATTTATATGCTTTTTCCATTACATCTAACAATCCAGCTATTTTAGATTGTTGTTCAGCAGGCATTGCTTTAAATGTTTTAGTATCTCTTATTTTAGAAAAATCTGCTAAATCAACCTTAGCACCACCATAAGGTGTATTAGTTATAGTAGCTAAATTACCATTTTTAGTATATTCATTAATAATTTCTTTTGTTTTATAAGCTATATCAGATTTAGTTCCAAGTTTATCATCTCCTTGAATATAAGATTTTAAAATATTATCTTTTGTATCTCTTATTGTCTGAGTTAATTGTAAAACATCTTTTGATGTCATTTGTTGTTTTTCTATAAACCCTGAAGCATCTTTAATATCACCTAATTCTGTAAAATCAGGATCATAAAAATCTATTTCACCAGCATTAATTAAACTTTTAATAGAAAAATCTTCTTCTGTAGGCTTCTCCATTGATTTTTTAAATGCTTCAAAAGCATAATCATTTTTTATAATACTGATTTTATGAGCTACATCATTTCTTCTTTTAAGTTTAGAAACATCTTCCACCATTCCATCTAATAAATCTTCACCATAAGTATTTTTTAATTGATTATAGCTTTTTATAGAATTTACTTTACCGATATTATTTAATATTTCTTTTTTAGTAGAAATTAATTGTTTTTTTTCAGTATCATCTTTAGATTTAGATATTTGATCGTCAATTAATCTTAATTTTTCTTCATTAACTTTATTAAGTTGTCCTGTAAATAAACTCCAATTATCATTATTTACTCCTTGTGAGAATAAATCTAAATGACTTTGTTCATTAATCCAACCTGTATATCTTGGATCTTTAGATATTAAAGGTTTTACTAAACTAAATATTTCATCAGGGTCTAATTTATTTGAATGTGCTTCATCTAAATAAAAATAATTACCATCAGTATATATATGATTTCCAGGAGCTAATTCTGATAATCCTTTAACTTCACCATAACTTGTATTTTCATTTACAGCTATTTCTTTAGCAAAATCTAAGGATGCTTTTACTATATCTTGATAACCTATTAAATTAGTAGCAGGAGCACCATTTAATTCTCCTGTAGATACAGCTCCTTTATATCTTGAAATTACTTCTTGTTTTTTAATTTGTTTATAAGTATCTGGAAGATTAGATTTTTCAATATCATCCATAGATTTAGCTATATCAGTTTTATTTTGCATTAATTGATACTCTACTCCACCAGGTTGTTTTTCTCTTCCTATTTGTTGTAAATAACTTTGAAGGGCTTTATTTCCTTTATTAGTTCCTACTGTAGCATAAGTCTTAGCTAAATCAGCTTCAGCTTGTTGTCTATTTAATCTAAGTTGCTTTTTAGTCATAGGATCTGTTGCTAGATTAGAAGAATCTATAGGAGCATTTAAAGCAGCTTGAGCTAATTGATAACCTTGTTCTTGATTAGTTAATAAATTATCTACTTGTTTCCAGTCTGGAGACCAAATAGGAATATCCCAATTTACAGGAGCATAATTTGTATATCTTGTAGTACCCATTATTTAGTTAAATATTTATTTTCAAGTTCATGTATTTCTGCATTCCAAGATGCTTCTGTGCCACCTGCTGCTAAGTATTTCTTTTTATTTTCAGCTTTTAAAGTTTCTCTTTTAGCTTTATCAGATTCAGATTCTAATTCTCCTGCAAATTCAACAATATTAATTCCAGCTTTATTCCAAGTTTTGTAACTTGTAGGACCAAAATTAATTCCTTTAGCTTTAAGTATGTTTTCCTGAAATTGATTTTCTTTATTTACATAATCTTTCTTCAATAAGAAATCTCCTAAACCACCAATGCTTTCTTTCAAGAATTTATCTCTTTGATTTTGTACATTACCTTTAGCTCTTGCATTTAAGTCTTCAGCATAATTTTGAGCTACAACTTTTTGTTGTCCTAAATTATTTAATACTTGAGCTTCATCAGCTCTATATTGATTATTCTGCAAAGATTCATCAAATTTAGTTTTAGCAATAGCATTTACATTATTAGCATTTAATTTTTGTAAATTAGCTTGCATTACACCTACAGATGTAGAATTATTTGCAATATTTTGTTTAGCACCTGCTTCTTGTAAATCTAATTCATTTAATATAGATTGTACATCTACACTTCTATTTTTCATTATACCCTTAATAGCATTTTCTTCTGGATTATATACAGGATTAACTAAATCAGGTTTTTTAAATGCTTGTATAGCATGTCCTAATAATTCAGCACCTTTAATTCCATAACCAGCAATTTCTAAAGCTGAAGGTTTGTTTTTACCATCAACTCCTTTTACAATAGGAGTGCCTACTTGACCTGGTTTATAAAATTCATAATCTGATTTAGCTTCTGAATTATCATTAGTAGTAGTATTAAATTTTGATTTATTTAAAGGTCCTAAATTACTTCTATCTTCAACTGGTCCAATATTACCATAATTTAAAATATTATTTTGTTGCATTAATTTAGTAAAATAATCTGGATCTGAAGGATCTAATTTTCCACCTGTTTCATATTTTTTAATTTTTCCTCCCATTTTCATTTTATCATTCATTTCAAAAAAAGGATATGAAAATTTATCAATAAGTCCTGATTGACTTCTTGGTAAAAAGATTCCTTTTTTAATATAATCTTCTCTTAATTTCTCACCTGTTTTGTAATTATCTAAAGTACCAATATCTTTATTTGTTGGTACAATTTTATTATCTAATAAATCTCCAGTATAATAATTTTGTTCATTTCTATATTCTTCAGGTACTTTTTTAAGCCATTCTTGATATTCAATACTTTTTATATTTCTTGGATTTGGAGTTTTAATACTTCCACCTTTATCAAACTGCTCTATCCAAGTAGAATTAGTATCTTTTCTTTTATAAATTTTCATTCCATTAGGAGTTTTTACTGTTTGTGTTAGATAATCAGGTAAAGGGTTTCCTCTATTGATAGGTACATAATTATCACCCTCCCATTTACCTGCTGGCATTCCTTCTTTATAATATTTACTTTCTACACTAAATGTAGGATGATTTGGTAATTTATATTTATCAGTTAAATGTTGATTTTTATCTTCAGCTTTAAAATTAGGATTGTCTTTATAAAATCCTTTTAAATCATAATCACCTTCATATTGAAGATTTTTAGGTAAAGTTTTTCTCCATGCTTGATAAGATTCTTCATTTCCTTCTTGCTCATCAGGAAAAGCAAATTTCTTTTTAGGAATAGGTACTTTTACTTCTTCTTTCTTTTTATAAATAATAGGTTGAACTGGTTTTTTATACATTTGCATATCTCCAGTATAACCATTTCCAAAATTTCTTTCATTAGATATTTTTTCTGGTATTACAGGTTTGCCATTTAATTTAGTTAATCTTGTTCCTGCTTGATTATATTTATTATTTTTATTTATAGTACCATCTGTATTGTAAAATTGATTAACATATTTTTTCCAAATATCTTCTGTTGTAGAAGGATTATTAAGTAATTTATTACCTTCAATTCCTAATTTATATAAACTTAAACTATCATTATAAGCTTGAAGTCTTTTATCTTTAGGATTGTCTGTGTATATAGGGTCTACTTTACCTCCATTTTTAAATTGAAAATTATTTTTTTTAAATTTTATCTTACCATAATTATTTATAATAGGGTTTAAATTAGAAATATTTTCCTGTGGGTAATTTAAATCTTGAAATTTTTGATATTGCTCTTGACTAGTAAAAAATTTACCATCAGGACTATAAAAAGAATTATCCATCATATCGTTAAATGAATTTACATTTCTTCTTTTATTTAACATTCCTCCTAGAGCAAATTCTTGAACTTGAGCTAATAAATTTTGATTTTGTTCTTCAGCTAATTGTCTTTGTTTCTCATTTTTCTTCATAAGTTCTGTAAGTTCTATATCTAATGAATTTTTAGATATTACATCTTCTCTATCTTTATATTTTCTATTTATTTTATCAGCTTGTTTAGCAAATGTCCAATCATTTTTATATAAAAGAGTATCAGAAAATATATAATCTTTATAAGAGTTTTCTTTTTTCTCAATTTCAGCTACAGCTTTACTTTGGTCATTTGTAGGATTTTTATTTTTGTCAATAAATTGACCACCTTCTTCATGAGATTCAGTGTTAAATTGTTTAAAGTCTTTAGAACTTGAGTTAGTTACAAGTCCACCTAAAGCCATTTCTACTACATTACCAAAATTTAAATTAGATCCTTTATTTTTAGTTTCAAATTGTTTATCAAATCTTTTATCCATTTCTGGAAGAGCAAAATTACCAAAAGGAAGAAATTGTAATGCTTTTTGACCTGCTGTAAGATTTTTATTATGTATAGAACCTAAACCATTTTGAAAAGGATCTGTAATACTTCTCATAGTTTCTTCACCTTTTTTACCACCTATAGCTCCACCAATACCATTAGCCATTTTTTCTATACCTCTAAACATTCCTATAAAAGGATTAGATTGAGCTAATTGATCTTTACCTTTTTCTAGTCCTTGCTGTTCAGCAGTTAATTCTACTTTAGAAGGCGTTGCACTTCCTATGCCACCCATAATTCCTCCAGCCATACCTACTTTAGCATCTGTACTCATTCCTGTTTGTTGTTGACTGTAATCAGGTATAGAACTTAATCCTGAGTCATATCCTTGTAACATATTACTATCAGCTAATTGTACAGTGTCACCTGTAGTCATATAACCACCAGGAGCATATTTAGGTATTTTAAATTTCTTTTTTAGTTTCATTATACTAAGTTAATACATTTATTATTTCTAAGCACTAAATTAATTATTTTTAATTACAAATTTAATTATCTGAAAGATGTGCTATTGTTATTATTAGTGATAAACACTTTAAATTTATAATTTTTAACTTTATCATTAGTAAAGAATAATCTTATAAATTTGATTTTATCTTTAATATCAGCTAATTCATATAAACTTTTATTTATATTAATTAAATTCTGATTTTGTACTTTATCAATATATCCTTTGTTGTTGAAATCTAATTTAATATCATTCCATTTACTTGAAACAGAAGGAGTACCACTTCTCACACTTAAATCTCTAATTCCAGAAAGCTTCCAGTTTTTATCTGTGGAGTCTACAATTTTATCTGTATTACTCCAGCTTATATTTTCATAAGGATTATCTTTCACTTTAATATTAAATATTCCTGAAGATTGTGTATTAGTATATACAAGTCCTTTTTGAAAAGTTATATTTTCTATTTCAGTGTATTGCTTCAATAATAAATCTAAAACTTCTGTAGTAGATAACCAGTAAATACTATTCAATGAAGTTGTCATTACATCTTTATCTACATATTCAATTATAAAGTCTTGTTTATTTCCATAATAGCTTTGATAATCACCTTTATCATGTTGCCATATTGTGCTCAATTTATTATCTAAATTATCATATTGATTATTTACAGAATTCAATGATGAATAAAAAGTGTTTGCATCATTAAAATAAAAGTTAGGTAGATAACTATGAAAAGATAACCAAGCTTCATTCATTAATGAATAACTAATTGTCCAAGATAGATTTTCAAATCTAGTGGAATCTGTAAGATTATATACTTGATTAGGATTAAATGTAGATTCTTCAATTATCTTATAATCTTTTTTAGTGATTATAATTCTTTTATGTCTAGGATCATATGTAGTAATAAAACCTATTCCATTAATTAAACTAGGTTGATTATTTTGAGGATATTCTTCACTAAATAATCTTTGCCATTGTTTATTTAATTGTATTTCAATATTTTCTTCAAAATAGTTTCTCATACCTGTAGCAGAGATTTCCTTTAATCCTTGACTAAGTAATAATACTTTACCTGTAAGATCATCTACATAAACAGTTCCAAATTCTGTTGTAATTGTAGCCCATTTACAAGAACTTCCACCATAACCATATTTAGTAGAGATCAATTCTCTTGGAGGTACACTAAAGAATTCTCCAGTACCTACAAATAATGTAGTTTGATCTGTATTTATTTGATATGGTTTTGTTACTATCTTATAAATAGATTGTTTTGTATGAGCATAGAGTTCATCAAAATTAATAAATAGATTTGTTATTGGTCCTGTATTAGCTGGTAAATCTCTATAATTGTTAGCGTAGAATATTCTATAATTATCAGAAGTTTGTTCTTGATTACCTTGTTCAGAATAAGTTATTCTTACAGGAAAGTTTTCTCTGCATTCACTGCAATAATCATAATTTAATTGCAGAGAATAATATGGTTTAATAGTATCATTTTTAGAATAATCTCTATTGTATAAATATTTATTTTTAATGTAAGTATTATTAAACCATGCTGAAGTTCCTCCATCACCTAAGTTATCAAAATTAATATCTTTACCATTCCAATCTAAATCTAAAAATTTATTCCATTCACCATTATAATAATCCCAAAAAGTATTATCTTTACTTAATACATCTAATAAATCAATACTTCTTAATTCAGTATTTATTTCACTTTCAACAAAATAAGTGATGAGTGTTTTATTTACATCAAAATTTTCAGATACTTCTGTACATAAAATTCCAGGACAATTTTGTTCTACACATAATTTATTAAATGCTGACGAAAAAAAACTAAATTTATTTATAAAACAATCTCCTCCAAATAAAATAATTCTATTTATGTTTGTTGGTAATATTTCATTATGTAGTTTATAATATTTTCTAAGATTTATTTGCCCATACATTGTTCTATTATATAATTTCATAGAAGTATAAAAAGCATTTACATTTCCTGTTACAAAAGCATCAGAATCAGATATTCTATCTATTTCATCATTAAGTTCAAATGCAGTAGTTTCTTGAGAGTTATTATTTAAAAACCCATATTTAAAATAACCTTCTGCAATTTCAGTATCAGCATCTATGTATGTAGCATCTTTTTCAAGAGTTAAATTAGTTTGTTGATTAGTTTTTATTGAATTTTGATTATAATCAGCTTTCTTGTAATATCTTGTAATTTCTGTACCTCCTTGAGAATCAGTCCATGATTCTATATTTCCTTCTAAAACTCTTTCTACTTTCATATAAGTAGAACTTAAAGAAGATTTATAGAACTTAGATACTGGTCCATGAAATGAAATTGATTTATGATTATAAATAGCTCCATCTACACATGCTATTGTAGGACCTCCAAAATCAACACATCCTTGTCCTTCAGGGCAATCCTCACATGTAGTTTCCATAGTACCTACATAATCTGTACCATCTCCACAATCAGTATCTATTGAAGAATAATTAGGGATAAAAGGGAAAGGACCACTTTGTTCTATTTGATGTCTTCCTGCAATTGTAGTCTGCACATAATATTTTTTCTTATCTCCTCCATTAACTGCTATTGCAGGTAATATAAAATTTTCATAAATTAAACCTTTATCAATAATAGTTTTATTTTGTTGAGTTCTTTGTTCTCTAACAATATATACACCAATTACTTCATCAGCATATTCTGCTGGTATTTGAATATTTGAAAATTCTAACCCTAAAGGAAGTATATAATTTATATCATCTACAATAGTAAAATGTTCTTCAAGTGTAGTATCAGGCATCTTATGATGTCTTATTTTCTGACCTACAATTTTACCATTAATTTCTTCTATTGGATAAATGTAATTATCATTACAATCTTTTAGAATAGGATAATGTTGTTCACTTTCATAAAAAGCTAACTCACCTTTAGAATAATATTCATCATCTATAGTATTTAATTCTCTTCTATAAGCTGTATTATATGCTTTCCATCTTTCACAATATCTTTTACCACTAATAATAATAAAATCACTTGGGATTAAAAATTTAAAATCTGGTAATAAATTACCTCCTAAATCTTCTGCAAGTATTAAAGCAGAGTCCCAACCTGTATCTGTTACTCCAGTATTATTATTTGGTCTTGAATGTGTATTAGGATCTGAAGCAGGAAATAAAGTTCCTACATTAGGATTATTTTTAGCTCTACCTACTATATGAAAAGCAGGAGATTCTGTACCATCAGTAAATACAGCAACTGCTGCAAATGAATATATTTCATCTCTCATTTCAGTTCTATAGTCTGAATATGCTGTACCTGATTTAGATAACCCACTTGTAGAAGATGAATTATCAGAAGTATGTTTTATAGCTTTAGTTACATAATTAACACTTATGTTTGCAAATAATCTCTGAAATTCAGAATAGTTTCTAACTTTACCTTTAAGGTTTCCTTTAATAAGTCTATTATCAGTTTGTGTAATAGTTTCTGAAATATTATAAGGGTTCGTGGAAATAGTTAATTCATCTAAAGTAATAGTAGTAGTTCCATCAATTTTAATATCTGAAAGAGTGTAAGGCATTTCTTCAGCAGTTATACCTATTTTCTCAACTCTATAATATGTTGTAACACCATTCTTACTATATCCTACAATAATATTCAGATATAAATAACTCATATCTAAATTATCTATTGTAAAAGAAATAGATTTATTTGTTGAAGGAATATTAGTTCCTGGAATCCCACCAATTATATTTTTGTAATCTCCATTATAATTTCCATATACAATAGGTATTGGAAGTGTAAATCCAAATTTATCAGAAGTGTTTCCAAATTTATCTTCGTATTCTAATACTAATTGATAAACACCTAATTCAAGATTACCTCCTGAATTATTAATTACAATATCTTTTACAGATGCAATATTAAAATTTCTTTTATTTTTTATAAGTTCACAATCAAAGTTACCAAATCTATCTAAATAAGAATGAGAAGATGGATTTTTTAATATTTCATCAATGTTCATCACTCTATCAGGATTCATTCCATCTACAAAATAAATAACTCTCTCACAACCACCTAACACTCTATAAACACCTTGTATTTGGTTTTGGAAATTTAAACATGTAGAGTCTACTAATGTAATAATTGAACAACTATTTAAATTAGCTAATATAATTTGATTTAAAGTATTATTCTTATCTTTAATAAAAAGTATTACTTCATCATTATCTAAAGTGATATATCCTATAGGAAAAGAATTAGTAGGTAAATCTAAACATTCTATATTTCCAAGTTCAGCTATTAGAGTTGTAAAATCACCTTCCATGCTTTCATTAATAGCATTTAAAGCGAAAGTATATGTACTATCCCCTTGATTAAGTTGATACATGTCTTTATTAAGACCTTTAATAAATGTATTTAACTTTTGTTCCATTAAATATTCACTTTAAGTTGACTTCCAAATCTTCTATTATAAACTGTATCATAAACACCTTTATTAAATATAGTGTAAGAACTAGCCCATTTTATATTTTTAAATACAATGTTTTTCCATTCATTAAAATCAAAAGTTTTAGTGATGAATATACCTCTAACTTTTTGAAATAAGTTCTGAGCTTTATTGATGTATAAATTATACATATTAAAAGCCCCTTCTTCTTTCATATTCATTCTCACTTCCCAATGTTTAGCCATACACCAATTAGCAAGAGCTTGTATTAGATCTTCATTATCTGGTATAATATATTCACCATCTTCATCTACAGCATATCTTAAATATGCTAAACAAATATATCCACTCTCAAAAGGAGTGGTGATATAACCATTAGGAGATAAGCTATAAGATAGTTCACAATTACTTCCTATATTAGGACATGTATCACAATGGAATTTACTTGCAAAAGGTAGATTAGTTAATTTTAATATTTGAAAATTATTTCTAAAATAATTTGTATTATAAAATCTTGAATAATTAGCAACCACTTTAATGTTATCATGGCTTGCTATTTTATTCACATAGTCTTTATTATATCCACAATCACAATCTTCTAATTCTTGAGCATCACTTACACATGGTATATAATGATTTATAGGTGAAGTGACTAATTCTATTTGAATTAAATCACATGGTAAAATAGCTTTATGATTTTTTACTTCAATAAAAACAGCTTCTTGTTGATATGCTTTTTTTATATTTAAAATATCAAGACCATTTATAATCCATTCTATAATATCATCTTCTTCATATTGAGTTTTATCAATTGCTAATCTATTGATTACTGCTCTTACATTTGTAAATTGCATTTAACTTTCATTTAAATAATTTATAATAGTTGTATTTTCTTTTAATATTTTTGCTAATTTTAATTGTTGTTGTCTCCCTAGAATAAAAATAGTGATATATCTATTTGTAAATTTCACATCTCCACTTTTATCCCACTTTAAATATACACCATAACCTTGACTATGGTAATTTTTATGGAAGAACACTTTTTTATTATCAGGATTAGCTTTATTATATTCTTTATATTGTCTTGTAAGTCCCCAATCTATATTTCTTCTTTTAGTTTTAATATCTGAATTTTTACATTTACGAAATACTAAGTGTCCAAATTTATGAGGCATTTTATAATTATACCCCCAAATAAGATATTCAAATAGAAGTACATCAAAAAATACTTTTACTATCTCAATATACTCTGATCCTGTAATACTGAATTTATGATTATCAACTATTTCCTGTTTAGGAATATAATGTATTCCTCCACTGCTTTCTGTACTTTTTTTCTTATATGGATAGGATTTAAAAAAATCTCTAAGGGTTGTTTTTTGTTTTGGGTTATTCATCATTATACAGATGGATTTGCATTATTAGTATCATCTTCTCTTATTTGAAGTGGTATTTTAAGCATATCTAAAGATAATTGATACATTGGATAACTAAGACTTCCTTTGATAGGGAAATCAGTGGTATTTAAATCATAGCATTGTGTAGTGTTTCCTTCTTCATCACAAAAACTAATTTTAGCTAATTCTAAAGGATCTTCAAATATTCCTTCAATTAATATTCCTTTTAATTGGAGAGTATTGAATACTACTAAATAACTATTTGTTATTCCATATTTAATTCCTTTTTTCTTTGTTTTAGTATATTTCAGATTTTTTAAATCAGTGGATAATACAAAAGGTATTTGAGAACTTCCATCAAAAGTTAGAATTCTTAAAAGTTCTTTATTTCTTCCTGTAAGAACTTTTGGTAACTTATATTTAGACTTTAACACTTTACACTTTACTTCAAATGGCAAACACTCACAATCATTGTAAGTGTCTATAATTAGAGGCATACATATAGTTTGCTTATGAAATTCAGAATTTTTAGTGAATTTTTTATTTTCTCTTTCTAAAAGAGTATTCCTGCTATCTCTTAAAAGAGAATACAGGAATTCATCACTATAAATAGTATCATCACTATGTTGTTTAATAAATGTTCTTAGCTTATATATATGTTCAGGAATTGTTGGCATAATAGTCTTTTAATATTGGTTTTAAATCTTCAACTTCAAATAGTTGATAATTTTTATTTGTCACTCCATCTTTAGATAACCAAATGATTATTCTTTTAGATATATCAAATCCTTTTTCTTCCATACACATATCATATAAATTCAATTGTATTTTGTAAAGATTTAAAGGAGTTTGAAGATAGTGTTCAAATGGTTTTAAAAGTTTTTGTTTTTTAAAGTTTTTATGTAAATCTGCATTTGATTTAAAATCTAAAAGAATAAAATCTTCAGTATCTAAATCAAACATTAATAAATCTGCTGTTCCAGCATAATTATATTCTTTATTATATAATATGATTTCCTGAGCTATCATTATATAATTAGGATGATCTTGATAAAATTCTATAACTCCTCTTTCAGCATCACATGAAGGTTGCAGAGAATTATCAATATAATAATCCTCTGCAAATTTATGTATTCTGGTTCCTCTTTCAGCACTTATCCTACCTTTCTCTTTCCACTCAAAGAGTATCTCTTCTTCAGTTACACCTTTTGCTCTTGCAGACCATTTAGCTATTGATAAGTCAAAAGGAGTTTCAAATGCTTTATATTTCTTTGAAACTGAAGTTAGAAATTTAGTTGTTGGTTTATGTAAATAAGTGTGACCATATTCAATAAATTCTATATCCTGAAATGCAGTTTTAATATCATTTTTTATATTTTGTAATAATTCTTCTTTATCGTTTATCATTTAAATATTTTAAATAGGTTGAATTATTGATTTTGTATTTTATTTCATCTTTTCCACATTGCATAATATGTTGAATAGTTCCTGCTGGTGTAACTGTAGTTTTATAAAGTGAAACATCACTAGAACCGCAAGTAGGACAACAATATTTTTGAGTGTTATTTAATACTCCAACATGCATTACTGTTTTAATATATTTTCTAAAATATAAATATATCTGCTCAGTTGTTAAAACATCCTGGTCATTATACTTAACCATTTCTTTAAGAGCTTTTTCAGATTTTTCTTTATTTCCATATTGAATATCTTCCCACATAGAAGCTCCTGCATGATTATATTTTCCTTCAAAACCTAAATACTTAGAAATATAAGCCATTGAATAAGAAGGTAATCTAAATAATCTCTTAGCTTCTCTTTGTAAATCTAAAGATCTCACATGAGTGTTAATGTCAAGATTATATTTTAAAGCTCTTACATTTATTAATCTATTATCAAAATTATCATTATTAATACCAATTACAAAATCAGCTTCATTATAAATTTTTGAAAATTGTTTAATAAGTTCTTTATCACATTTCTTTTTATTATCCCAGATTAAACATTCTATTTTTTCACTTCCTAACCATTTATAAGATATTGAAATTATTTTAGTTTCACTTCTAAGTGAAGTATGAGAAACAAATTGTTTACCAGTCCACCAAACATCAGCTAAAAGTTTTGTAGTTTCAATATCATAAATTAATATTTTATTTTCAACTTTGATTTTATTTTCAAGGGCTTCATTAACCCATTTTGAAATTTTCTTTCTTTCATTTTCTGTATAAGGTATTCCATCTACTTCACACATTAATTTTGCAATGTCTATTATTCTTTTACCTGATTTATAGAGTATAAGGCAATTCTCTAAGTTTTCTTTCTTATTCATATTTTAATTTTGTAGTGTAAAATTACAACATTTTATTAAAATACTTTAAGTTTTAATGTTTTTCATTAATTAAAAATAAAAAGGCAGGTAAATAAATTACCTACCTCAAAACAAAACAATAATAAGAAAAAAAATATTATAAATTCACATAGGTTGTACCTGCTATGAAGTCTTTTTTATTATATTTGGCTAAAAGTTGTTGCCAAGTATATCCAAATCTTTTTTCTACATGAGGGTTATCTTTGAATGTTTTCCATTCAGCACCTGCACTCCAACCATATTTCTTAAATACTTCTATTACTTCAAACCAATCAGCTTTTTTATCTTTATCTAAATCATTAGTTAAACTCCAAGATATTTCTTTATTATCAATTAATAAACAAAAATCTAAACATATACCATAATTGTGAAATGAACTTCCACCTTTAGCATTAGTTACTTTTGGACCTGGTTTAGTTCTTCCTTGAGCATATAAAGCATTTTGTTCATCAATAGTTCTTAAACCTTGAACAACTCTAATTTCTACATTATCAGCTAATAATGCATTAGCTTCTTTAATTATCTTTTTTACTTCTTCTCTAACTTTAGGATGAAGTTTTTGAATTCTTTCTTGTGTTATTTTATCTTCTTTTATCATTTTATTTATATTTCCATTTAAAACCTCCACAGGTTTTTCTTTTATTTTTACAAACATCACAAATATGTTTATAAGATATATTTAATTCATTATAAACTTCTCTTGCAGAGATCCATTCTTTAATAAAATTACTTTCTAAATCTAATTGAATAACTGGTTTACATCTTGGATTTGAATTCATTGATATTTTATACCAATATGCTTTTTCTCCTTTTTGTGATTCAGATATTTTCTTTTTAGTTTCTTCACTTCTATGCTTTCCTTTTAAATATCCTATTTTTCCTTTATTAGAATTTCCAATTTTATCTTTAGTTTCTTGTGAATGTTTACCTTTTGAACCAGGATTTTTTATATTTAATAGTTTAAAATTTAAATTTTTATATTTTTTCCAATAATAAATTTCTTTTTTGTCAAGTAATTCTTGAGTAGCTATTGAATAATCTAAAATATCTATTACTTCAAATTTATGATTTAACCAACCGTATTTTAATAAAGAATTATATAATTTAATTTGAGTTTTACAAGATAAATATTTATACTTCTTAAATCTATTTTCTATATTCCATGATTGTCCAATATATATTTTGCTAAAAGGAGAAGTTATTTTATAAATTCCTATCATATAATATTTTTAGATTTACAATTATGTCCTGCTGATATATATATACTCATTTTAAACTGTTTTTAATTTATGCAATGTTTTTTTCATTGCTGTTTTTTCTACATTACCAATAGCAGAAATAATTTTTCCATTATGTTTATTAATAATTGCTCTATATTTTACAGGAACTTCTTCATTTGTTATTTGATTTATTATTGTATAATAACTAGCTATTTCTGTACCTGTTTCAATTACATTTACCCATTCTTCTTTAATTCTTTCTTTATCTTCTTCAATTATATAATTTAACCAACCAAGTCCTAAAAGTTGTTCTTGAGATACTCCATATA